CTACGAGCGTGTGTGTGGCCGGTCGAGCTCGGCCGCGAAGAAACTCGCCGCGGCCTTCAGGATCTCGTTGGCCCGCTTGAGTTCGGCGTTCTCCTTCTTCAACGCCTTGAGCTGGGCGGACTCCTCCGTCGTCATCCCCGGACGCTGGCCACCGTCGATCTCGTGCTGCTTCACCCAGTTCCGCAGCGTCTCGCGCGAGCCGATGTCGAGCTTCTCTGCCACCGCCTGCAAGGCGGCCGTCTCGGTCGGATAGCCGTCGCGCACCTCGGCGACCATGCGCACCGCACGACGGCGGAGCTCAAGCGGGTAACGGGAAGGTCGTGCCATGACTCGATCCTTTCATGAAATCGAGTCTCCATTCGAGCCGGGGCGGTTCACACAAGCCGGGCCGGGAGCCGTATTGGGTGACGGTCGGCGGTGGTGTGGAAGCCGACGACAGAACCATCGAGGCGGCCCTGCACCGCGAGGTGTACGAGGAACTCGGCGGCACAGTGGGCCGCGCTGAACTCGTCTACCTGATCACCGACGAACTCGACGACGGCATCGGCATCCAGCACATCTTCGCCGCAAACCTGGTGTCGATGGACCTGACCGCGCGGACCGGCACGGAGTTCAGCAAGCCAGAGCGGGGAGGCTACGAGGTGGTCCGGGTGCCGTTCACAGCGGAAGCTGTCGACGAACTCCACCTGATGCCACCGCAGTTGGCTGAGTTCATCACCGCCAACGTGGACGCACTCGTCTCCGTGCTCGACACGCCGATCCGCGAGGCTTGAGACGGTCCCGTGTCCCCTGGTTTATCACGTCGTGCCGATGGCAAAGTTGATCGCTGAGGAGACGCCGCTGGCAACGTGGGTGGGCCGGTATGAGTCCTCGGGCCACGGCCTGCCGCCCGACACCCACACGCTTCGAAGACCGAGCCCGTTTGCGCCTCCGATGTCGGCATGCGGCGAATCGCCGATCATCCAGGCGCCGGAGAGGGGGACTCCGACGACTTGAGCCGCCGCGTGGAAGATCTCCGGGTCCGGCTTCCTATGACCAATGTGTTCGGAGATCACCCAGCCCTGTACGAGCCGTTCGAGCCCGGTGTTGCGGATTTTCGCTTCTTGCTGCACGGTGCGGCCGTTGGTGACAATCACGCAGGTCCAGCCATCGGTGAGCGCCTTCGTGAGCGCCTCGCGGGTGGTCTTGGCCAAAACGACGCGATCAGCGGCGCCACGATCGAGAAGCGTTCGGATAGCGGTCTCAGGAAGCGCCGTCCCGTAGCGGTCCGCCATGGCCTCTGCGACAGCCGGTTTGGGTGTGTAGCCGCTCGCGTCGAGGGTCATCAGCCATTCGATGTCGGTTTTGGGCAGTGCATGCTCCGCCAGGAGTGCGGTGGCCGCGGCCCGGAAGGCGGCGTCGCGGTCTACCAATGTGTTGTCGAGATCCAGCATCAGCAACGGCATGACCGGCAGTAGACCACGAGCCATAACCTCCGGGCAGGTGGGTTTCCCGGCTGCGATCCGCGTGATCTCAAGATGAACCAACGTAGGTGGTCGCGCCCGGACTGGCCTTCGAACCGGACCGACGTCAGTGCGAGAGCCGGGCATCCACGAGTTGGCGCACGATGAGTACTCCGTCCCGGAGCCACTCGACGAGTTTGGCCGGCCTGCCTCCGGGCGCTCGGCCCTGCCCCGAGTACGACCTAGCCGACGCACCGTCGACTGACCGCATCGGTCGGCACGGTCAGTGACGGCTTCGGTCCGCTCCGGTAGCCCGATGGCTCAGGGACGGTGCGGACGGGCATTGCAGGCCGCGGCACCGAAGCACCGCTGCCGATTGCGGCGAGCTGATGACAGACCTCGGGTAGGTGAACGCAGCCTGCTTCGAAGCGAGGCAACATAGCGCGGGATCGCCGGTTGGCCAAACCGGCGATCCCTCGCATCATTGATGGTCCACCGCCACTACCTGCCCCCTACGTCGGAAGGCACGATCGCCACCACATCCACAGCGGCCCAGTCCCGCACCCGATGACGTCACAGACGCGATGGGCGATTACGCCGCCGCCCAGCTCGCGCGGAAGAGGTCCACAGCCCGCTCCACGTCCCGCTCGGAGCGCAACTGCACCTCCAGATCGCCCGTACCGTGGTGGCCGACCTCCGTCACATCCCGGGTGAAGCCGGGAATGAGGTCGACCTCTTTGGGGTCGGCCTTGAGGTAGACGAGGAGCTTGGTCTTCTGTGGCGGGCAGACGCACGCGAAGTTCCGCAGGCGCTGATACGCCCGGTACTGCTTGCGCTGCACCCGGCTGACGCCGTCCCCGAGGCCGAGCAGCACCTCATCGACCGCCTCAGCCAGCTTGGTCAGCGCCCCGCCCTGCGCGCGGACAGGCGGCAGCCCGGCCGCGCCCCGGCGCGGCCGTCTGACGGTCGGCGTCCGGCCGGTGACGGAAGCTACGGTCTCAAGGCCGATCAGGTCCCTGCCGAAGAACCGGTAGCGGACCAGGTCGATGCTGCGTCTGTGCTCGCGTACGGCGTGCGCGTCGTAGCGGGTGAAGTCGCCGGCGACACAGATCAACCTCGGTGCACTCCACAGCACCTGGGACGCGGCCGATACCCCGAGCCGGTCGCGGACCAGGTGCCGGAAGGCGTCCCTGTGCGCCATCAGCCACGCCATGTAATACAGGCCCTGATTGACCACGCCGGCCGCGGTGCCGCGCTTGAACTCCACGACCACCGGCGCCCCGTTCTCGTCGAGCCCCAGCGAATCGATCCGGCCGCCGTCAGCACAGTCGATGACGTACTCGCTCGCCAGGAGCCGTACCCCCAGCATCGTCTCCATGTGCGCCTCGACGAGGCCCTGCACATCCGCCTCGACCTCGGCAAGACGCGGCGCGACCTCCGTCACGCCGCCATTCGTCGTGTGGAACAGCTTCAGGCCCGACACCTTCCCCTCCTCGGCTCAAAGATCGAGAACGCAGGAGAGGGGTAGATCTATTTCCGCGCGGGCGCACCGAACAGGTGAGGAGATGTGAGACGGTGACCACCTGGCCCAGTCGGGAACCCCTGCATCCCATCCGTCCCAGAGGTGCCCTCATCCCACATACGTCCCACAAAACCCCTGACAGCGTGTCAGTGAGGAAGAAAGTGGCAGGTCAAAGCACCTGCCGACGAGATGCGCCAGGCGCCTTCTAAGCGCTTGGCCGCAGGTTCGAGTCCTGCCGGGGGCGCAAACACCCTCTGACCTCACCTTTTAAGGCGAGGTCTTTTTCATGTCGACCGCGCACAGCGGTATTTCGCCAAGCGCTTCACCCATCTCCCGAATCGGCGTACCGTCTTACTCAACCCCGGAGATCACCACCGCCTCCCCTGGGGTCACGGCCATTCGCATACTCGAATAGAGACGGGAGTGGGCATTGAGCGACCAGCCTGCCTACGACATCGCCCCCCTCGCCGCGTCCTGGCTCCGTTCCCTCAGGGCACAGGGCCTGAGCGAGAACACGCAGCGGATCTACCGCACAGCAGCCGAGGGCCTCGCCGGTTTCCTCCGCGAGTACGAGCCCACCGACGACCATCCGCGGCTGGCGCCCACCGAGCTGGAGGGGGACGAGGGTCTGCACCGCGAGCACATCGAGGCGTACATCATCGCCCTGCGGAAGAGGACCAGTCCGGGCAACGCGCACCAGCACTACCGGTCGCTGCGCCGGTTCTTCAACTGGTGTGTGGATGAGGAGGAGATGGACCGCTCCCCCATGCGCACGATGAAGCCGCCGGAGGTCCCCGAGGTGGAGGTGCCGATCATCCCGGACGACTCCCTGCGGAAGCTGCTGAAGCAGTGCGAGGGGAAGGACTACAAGGCCCGCCGGGACACGGCGATCATCATGCTGTTCCTCGACGCGGGCCCGCGGCTGTCCGAGCTGACGGAGCGGACGGTGGGCGATCTGGACCTGGACCAGATGGTGATGCGCGTCCTCGGCAAGGGCGGCCGCCACCGGTCCATCCCGTTCGGCCGGAAGACGACTCAGGCCCTGGACCGGTACCTGCGGGCGTACGCGAAGCACCGCAGCCGGGCGCTGGAGAGCGACGATGCTCTGTGGTGGAGCGTCAAGCGCGGGTCGCGGCTGACGATCTGGGGTGTCGGCACGATGGTGGAGAACCGCTGCAAGGAGGCCGGCCTGCCGCACATCCACCCGCACCAGTTCCGTCACACGTTCGCGCACCAGTGGATGGTGGAGGACGGAGGGGAGACGGACCTCATGCGGATCGCGGGGTGGAGGTCGCGGTCGATGGTGGCCCGCTACGGTTCGTCGGCCGGCGCCGAGCGGGCGCGGATGGCGCACAAGAGGCTGAGCCCCGGCGACCGGTTGTAGGCCGCCGGGTTGCTCGTGTCAGCAGTCGAGGCCGTGCTCCGTATGGGGTGCGGCCTCGCGGGCTTCCTCGGTGGCTGCGCCGTGCTCTCGGATGTCGTTGCGTGACCAGCGCTCGGTTTCGACCGCCTCCTGGAAGATGGCCTGAAGGCCCGCCGCGATGGCGTCTGGAGGCCAGGAGAAGTCGATGGCCAGTTCGTACCTGTCGAGGCCGTCTCTGACCGCGACTGGGGTCTCCCCTTTCAAGTCGGCAGCTTCGACGTGGACCTCGTACATCGCGGGTGACTCTGCCATCCGACCCCCATTCCCGCGTGTGCGGGCAGCGTTAGCTAGCACACGCGTTCGAACCGCGCGAGGTTCGATCACTCTACGCGAGAGGTCGCAATATGGTGGTCACCTAATGGGGTGAATGTGAAACGCACCGTGAGTAAGAATCTTCATTCGGTTCCTACTCCTTGGTCGCGCGCCGCCTGCGAAGCTCCTGGAAGAAGGCTCGCACAGCGGGCATATCGTCAGGCGTCACACCTTCAGCGCGGGCCACCTGGATCACCTCTCCTGCCACCAACTCATCATCACCCTGGGTGAGTTCGCCCGCATCCCACCCTGTGTACTCGCGGGCAGCAGCGGCCTTCACTCGGCGCACATCGATGCCGAACCCAGCGAGGCCGGCCGCGACAGCGCGGACGAGCCGCTTGTTCATCTTGACCCCCCGCCCCGCAGCGATGCTCCAGAGCAGGTTTGCGCTCGGCTTGTAGCCGCTCTCCGGGTCGACGCTGCGGTCGGCGAGCTGCTCGAACGTGATCTTCGCCCCTCGGCCGGGGCCCTTTCCTGCGTACTGGCTGACGAGGTCGGCCAGCGTCTCGGCGTCCCGAGTGCTCATGCGGAGGTCTCCTTGTGGGGGGCGACGGCTCGGGTGGCGTCGGCTCCACCCGGCGGGGGCCCGACGCCCCAACAGGCCCCATTGTCCACAACCCCATACGCGAACGGGGACATGGCCTGCAAAGATCGGCCCAAAACAGGCGCCCGTGTGTACACACAAGGGGCGCATGGGGCGCACTGAACTAGACGGAGCGCTGTGCTAGACATCCCGGGAGCGCTGTGCTTAGCTATGGCCATCCCCATTCGCGAATGGGGATGGCACTACCGGAGGCCCTGTGTCGGACAGATACCGCGTGCACGACGGCGAACTGCTTCACCGTCTGATGAAGCAGCCGCTACCGGGGGGCGTGGTCCACACGGTCAGATCCCTGGCCTGCGCGACCGGCGTCTCGTACAGCAAGATCCAGAAACTCGTGAAAGAGGAGCGCCCCACCGTCTCGGAGCCGGAGGCCGACGCGATCGCGGCGGCTGTCCAGGCCCGACGCCGGGCTCTTTTTTCGCACGATCCATCCCCATACTCGAATGGGGATGACGAAGGGAGGAATAGCCATGGACCCCACGGAGAGGTCGCTTCGAGCCAGCCTCGCGGCCCACACGAGTTGGGCGAACACGCTCGACCCGGCGAGTCGGACGGCGAAGGCGCGAGCCGCGGCGAACGGCCGGTTTGAGAAGCAGGCGCGGGAGCTGCACCCAGACGCGACGGAGGAGCAGATCGCCCGCGCGGCTCAGCACCTGCGGTCGGCGCACTTCTCGCGGCTGGCGCTCCAGGCCGCCGCCGCACGGCGTGTGAACGCTGCAGCGAAGCGCCGCATGAAGGCCGCCTGATCCATCCCTGAACGCGCCGAAGGGCCGCCCGACTTGCCCGTCCTGGCGACCCGACGACCGGCGACCCCACACAACAGAGAAAGCAGAGGTCACCGTGACCGCACAGATTACCGAACCGACCGCGCAGCCCGCGGCTTACGGCCCCGAACGGTGGGCGCGTACGACGCTGGCCGATCAGCGGCAGGCGCTGAGCGCGCTGGACCGGATCTTCGGGCTGCACCCGAACCTGCCCGCCATGCACATCGCCCTGCACTACGTCTCGCCGGAGTCGGTGGACGTGCAGGCGCAGTCCTGGCCCGCGCTGGAGGCGTGGCGGGTGGCGTTGAACGTCGCGCCGTCCGAGGTGCTGCCGGGGAACTGCGCCGAGGAGCGGGCGCACTTGCAGTTCACGACCATGGTCGACGGCGTGCCCGTGCGGGTGTGGATGATGGGCGACCTGGCGCAGGACGTCGACGAGATCTCCTCGGCGGTGTCGGCGTGAGCGCCGCGGCGAGGGTCGCGCATGCGGCCGAGACGATCCGGGCCCGCTGGGAGCAGCGGACCGTGGAGAGCCCGCAGGTGGAGGCGGCTCAGGCGCTGGAGGACGCGGGGCTGCTGATGTCGCCGGAGGCTGCTGCTCGCACTGGGCACCTCGCGGCGACGCTCGTGGCGCGGACGCAGGATCTCATGACCGCTGAAGCCCGTATCGGCGAGTTGGAGGCGGAGCGGCACTCGACGAACGAGTCCCTGTCCGAGGCGGCTGAGCAGCTGCGCGTGGACCGGGACCGGATCGCCGAGCTGGAGGCCCAGCGCGCGGCGCTGGCCGAGCGGCTTCGCGCGGGCCAGCAGTGGCAGCGAGGGCGTAACCCGGAGCTGGTCAGCGAGAGCTACGTCTCGCCGTCGGAGCTGCGGAACATCTTCGGCGTCAAGCTGACCGCCCCTTGGGACGAGCCCGACTACGACCCGTGCCACCCGTGCGGCTGCCCGAAGCGGTTCGACCGTCACGCCGACGGCTGCCCGGCCGCCCTCCGCGCCGAGGACGTCGTCGACCTCACCACCCTCGCCCCCGCGCAGGAAGCCAACGCCCGGCACAACCCGACGTTCCAGACGATCGAGCTGGACCTGACGGCCACCAAGGAGCAGTGGGCGGCCTGGCAGAAGGCGCTGGAGGTCGACCTCGCGCGGACGACGAACCGCGGTGGTCTCGTGACCTCGCACGCGAAGTGGCGTGGCGTCCCCGTGGTGGTCCGCTGCTGGTTCGCCGAGGGCGGTGCGGAGTGACCGGCCTCGACTGGGTGTTCTGCGCCCACGTGCTCCTCGCCTTGGCGCTCGCCCTCGGCTGGCTCGACGCACCCACGCTCCTCGCCCGCCGCCTGCGCCGTCCGGCCGCCCCGGTGCGGGGTGCGTCGGAGATCCGGCACCCGGCCATGCAGGCGACCCGCGCCTATCTCACCGCACACCCGCTGCCCCGGCAGCGCACCAGGAAGGACGGCCGCCCGTGAGCGCCGAACTCGTCAAGCACCAGAACACGACCCCCGCCACCCTCGACGGCGCCGTCCGCTTCGCCCAACTCCTCGCCGACGCTGACCTCCTCCCCCGCCAGTTCATCGGCAAGCCCGCCAACGTCCTCTACGCCGTCGAGTACGGCCGGACCCTCGGCATCACCCCCGTGGCCGCCATCACCGGCATCCACGTCATCGAGGGCAAGCCGTCCGCCTCCTCCGGCCTGATCGGCGGCCTCGTCCGCAAGGCCGGCCACAAGCTCCGGGTGAAGAGCGACGGCATGTCCTGGGCCACCGCGCAGATCGTCCGCGCCGACGACCCCGAGTTCACCTACGAGTGCACGTGGAACCTCCAGCGTGCCGAGCAGGCCGGGTTGCTCCAGATCAAGGACGGCAAGCCCTTCGCCCGGGACAGGAACGGGAAGCCCGCGACGTGGGAGAAGTACACGGCCGCGATGCTGAAGGCGCGTGCGATCACCGAGGTGGCTCGGGACGCGTGTGAGGACGTGCTGTTCGGGTTGCACTACACGCCTGAGGAGTTGGGCGCGAACGTCAACGCCGACGGCGAGGTCGTCGAGGCGGACGTGCAGCAGCTGCGCCGTGTGCAGCCGGGCGAGGCCGACCAGTGGACCACGCCGGAGCAGGGCGGGGAGTTCGAGCCGCACGCCGCCGCGCAGGCCCTGGCAGTCCGGGCCTCCGAGGTCAAGACGCGCACCGAGGTCACCGCGATCGTCAACGAGGCCAGGGACTCCGTGCCCTCCGACGCGCGGATCAAGGCCCCCGACACCGGCGAGCAGGACGGTCTGCGCGAGTACCTGACCCGCTGTTGGAAGGCGCTCCCGGCGGAGGACAAGCCGGGCGCGGGCGGGGAGTCCGGCGAGATCGTCGAGACCGGCCCGAGCATCCACGGCAGCCAGGCCGACGCCGACGCGGCCACCGCCGAGAAGCAGCTCCGCGCCGCCGCCCAGGCCGCCGGGCTCACCAACCTCGACGAGGAGTTCGAGAAGAGCTACGGCCTCCCGATCGACATGGCCGGCGCCCAGCAGCTCCGCGAGATGACCGCGATCCTCACCGGCTCCGCCGCCTGATCCCACCACCCGCACCACTGGGGCGCCCCTGCCCAAATCAGGGGCGCCCCGCCCAAGGAGTAGCACATGAGCCTCAAGGACACCGCCCGCAGCGCGGCGATCCTCTCCACCCTCCACACGGCCATCGGCGACCAGCTGAAGGACGCGAAGAAGGAACTGGAGGCCGGGCTGAAGACGGCCAAGGCCGAGACCGGCACCCAGAAGATCAGCCTCACCCTCGACGACGGCGGACCGGACATCGGCAGCGTCAGCCTCGTCCAGCCCAAGGCCGCCGCCGCCGTCACCGACCCCGACAAGTTCACCGAGTGGGTGCGCGAGAACTACAGCGGCGAGATCAAGCGCCAGCTCGTCACCACAGTGCAGCCCGGGTTCCAGAAGAAGATCCTCGACCAGATCACGGCGGCCGGTGTCGCCGAGTGGGCGGACCCGGAGACGGGCGTGATCCACGAGGTGCCGGGTGTCGAGATGCAGGGCCGGGCGGCTCACACGCGGATGACGATCCCGGACGCCGGTAAGACCGCGATCGCCGAGGCCTGGCGGGAGGGGCGTCTCGCTGCGGCGCTGCCGGGCCTGGCCCCTGCCGCGATCGAGGCCGGTGAGGGCGACGCCGCGAAGCTGCGGCAGCGTCTCGCCGAGCTGGAGGAGCGCGACGCGTGGCTGTCCTCGCTGGAGGCCGCCGGCGTCGACAACTGGGAGGGCTACGACAGCGCCCGCGAGATCCACGGCGGTGGCAAGTGAAGTACCTCGACTCCCGCCGCATCGGCTGGGACACGGAGACCACATCCACCAACCCGGTCGAAGCCCGCATCATCACCGCCGCCATCGTCGCCCGTGGGGGCGACCGACCGGAACGCGTGCAGACGTGGCTCATCAACCCCGGAGTGCCGATCCCGCCGGAGACCACGGCCATCCACGGCATCGACGACCAGATCGCCCAGGAGCGCGGCCAGGACCCGAAGACCGAGCTGGACGTGATCGCGTCCACGCTGGTGAACTGCCTGCGGTACGGCATGCCGACCGTCGCGTTCAACACCGCGTACGACTGGTCCGTCCTGCACTACGAGCTGCTGCGGCACGGCCTGCCGACGATGGCGGACCGGCTCGGTGGTCAGACGCCGTACCCGCTGCTGGACGCCCTGGTGCTGGACAAGCAGGCCGACAAGTACCGCAAGGGCTCCCGCAAGTTGCAGGCGGTCGCCGCCCACTACGGCGTCCACCTGGAGAACTGGCACAACGCCGAGGCGGACGCGATCGCCGCGCTCGGTATCGCGGACGCCTTGTACGAGCGGAACCCGCGGCTCGACGGCTACGACCCGCAGCGCCTGTACCTGGCTCAGCAGGCGTGGCGCGAGGAGCAGCAGAAGGGGCTCCAGGCCCACCTCCGGAAGACCTCGCCGTCGGCGTACTGCGCGCCGGAGTGGCCGCTGGTTCTGGCTCAGCAGGACGGGAGCACGTCATGAAGATCGTCAGCGGCGCGAAGCACGCCCGCCTCCAGGACCGTTGCGACCGCCTCGTCCGCGAAGCCGCCGACCAGCAGGCCATCATCAGCCGCCAGGCCACCGAAATCGCCCGGCTCCGCGCCCAGTTCCCCAACGCCTCCGAGGAGGACATCGCCGCGTGGGAGGCCCGCGCCAAGGCCCACGACACCTGGAAGCCCCCGGTCGGCCGGGACGCTTGGGAGGCGCGGCCGGTCGATGGCGCCTCCGGGCGACCGTTGCATCCTGCGGCTGAGCTGCGGCGGGCGCTGGACCGCTGCCGGAAGTTGCAGGCCCTCCTCGACGGCCGGGGCACGGGCGGTGCGTCGTGAGCTTCTGCCTCGCCCTGATCGCCGCGGCTGCCCTCATGGTCGGCGGGTCCGCGATCCTGCTCCGCCCGGAGCCGACGCGCGGCAGGCACTGCCGGCGGCGGGTGCTTCTCGCCCGGCCGGTCGACGCGCTGGAGAAGACGTCGGCTCTGTGCTCGACGGAGGGCCGGGTGACGCCTCACGCGCGGGTGCGGATCACGGGCCAGTTCGTGTGCATGGACTGCCGGAACCCGAGCCGTGACCCGGCCTCGTACGAGGAGGCTCCCCATGCCTGAACTCACCGACGCCCAACTCACCCAGCTCATCAAGGACATCGGCCTCAAGCGGCCCCGCGGCGGCAGCGAACGCAAGCCGATCAACCACGGCACCTTCCGGGGCGCCCGGCAGCACCGATACCGCAAGGAGCCGCTGTGCCAGCCCTGCCAGAACGCCGAGAACGCCTACCAGCGTGAGCGGAACGCCAAGGGGCTGCGGAAGAAGGCCGCCCCGAAGCCGAAGGTGTATCTCACCGAGGAGGAGTGGCAGGCCCGCGTCGCCGCTCGCCAGAGTGGTGGTGCCCAGTGACCGCCCCCACACTGTTCGACTCCGAGGTTCCGGCCGCCACAGGGGCGGCCGGGCCCCGGCCCCTCTACCGCGTCGCCGGACTCGACATCAGCCTCACCGGCACCGGCGTCGCCACCCTCGGCGGCACCACCTGCATCCGCACCAAGGGCCGCCGCGCCGACACCATCCCCGTCCGGCACCAGCGGCAGCAGCACATCGTCACCCGCGTCCTCGAAGAGGTCGGCACCGTCGACCTCGCATGCGTCGAAGGACCCTCGCACGCCTCCATGGGCCAGGCCGGGCACCACGACCTGTCCGGCCTGTGGTGGCGGATCGTCGGCGCCCTGTGCGAGCGGGAGATCCCGGTCGCCGTCGTCCCGCCGATGTCCCGCGCCAAGTACGCGACGGGCAAGGGCAACTCGCGGAAGGCCGCCGTCCTCGATGCCGCGCAGAAGCGGTACGGGGCGATCCTCCCGAACGACAACGAGGCCGACGCGCTGATCCTCCGGGCGATGGGCCTGGAGTGGCTCGGGCAGGCGCTGGCGGAGGTTCCGGACGGGCATCGTGCGGCGCTGGCCGGCGTGCAGTGGCCCGACCGCGAGGCGGTGACCACGCGATGACCCCCGACCAGGCCGCCTGGGTCCGCGAGCACGTGTGGCCCGCTCTGTGGCTGCGGAAGTTCGTCAGCTTCCCCGAGCCGTTCCAGCACTGCGACTGCCAGCGCCCGCCGACGCTGGCCTGCCAGGCCGGCCGACACCGGGCATGCCTCACCGGCGAGTTCCTCGCCCCCGAAACCGTGATCCAGAACAGCCGCCTGATCCCGGCGACGTTTCCCGAGGCGTACTTGCACCGCACGCCGGAGGACCGCAACGGGCGTCGGTTGATGTACGGCAGGAACAAGCTGGCCTGGGTGTGGCTGACCGGGGTGCGGTGCCGCGAGATGTGCGCGTGTTCCTGCCACCTGGCGGCCCCGGTCCCGACCTTGACGACGGTCGCGGAATCCGTGCAGCTCGGGCTGTTCGAGGCGGTGACCCGATGAGCCGCGCCTCCGCCCACGGCCTCAGCAGCCCCCGCGCCGACGACTGGACCGTCCAAGCCCTCTGCGCCGACTCGTCGTACGAAGACATCCGCGACGACCTGTGGTTCGCACCCGCATCCCGGAAAGACGCCGTCGACGAGGCCCGGTTCATCTGCCACCAGTGCCCCGTCCGCGACGCCTGCCTCACCGACGCGCTCACCCTCGAAGGCGCCGCACACCGATCCGAGCGGCACGGAATCCGGGGCGGCCTCACCGGTTCTCAGCGGCGAAGGCGCTACGAGAAGACCCTCCAGGGCCCGAAACGCCCGCCCGCCAAGTGCGGTACCCGTTCCGGCTACCAGAAGCACCGGAAGGACCGCACGGAGCCCTGCGCCGACTGCCGCAACGCCAACACCGCGTATCACCAGCGGCGCGCGGTCGTGCCGCCGAAGACCACCCGGATCGCGGCATGAGCGCCCGCTGGTACGGCGGCCTCCACATCCGCGGCCTCGACCGAGACCAGACCCCCATCACAGACCTCTACTGCACCGCCTGCCACCACCACGAACGCGTCACCGGCCGGGCGAAGGTCACCGACTACCTGCGTGCGAACCCCCTCAGCGAACACCGCGCCAGGTGCACCCCCACGACCACCTGAAACCGGCAGCCGGACCCCCACCGGCCGCCGCCGGGCCCGCCCCACTTCCCCCCGAGGGGCGGGCCCGGACCAACCGACCAGCACCACCAGCAGAAAGGCACACCGTGACCGTCCAGCCCGACACCGGCGAAATCCAGCAAGCACCCGTCGCCGCATTCCTCGCCCGCCACCTCAACGGCCGCACCGACGAGGAACTCTCCACCGAGTTCCACACCCTCCTCGACGCCGTCCGCGCCCACGGCAAGAAGGGCTCCATGACGATCACCATCGTCGTCGACCCCCCGGCCAACGGCGTCGAATCCGCCCCCATGCCCATCGGCATCGAGTCCGCCGTCAAGGCCCCCAAGCCCACCCCGGTCAAGTCCCTCTACTTCCTCGACAACGACGGCATGCCCGTCCGCGAGGACCCCCGGCAGACCCAGCTCGACTTCCGCACCGCCCCCACCACCACCGACTACAAGGACGCCTGACCATGACCACCAGCTACACCAGCGCCCTCGCCAAGGACCTCGACGGCGTTCAGTCCGTCATCGACATCGCCCAGCAGGCTGCCGAGCCGGCCGAGCTGGAGCCCGGCAGCGTCTACGCCTTCGTCACCCCGCGCGGTGTCGAGCAGGTTGACCTGACCGGCGATCGGTACAAGGACCAGCCCAGCCGGAAGCACGGCACCACCGTCGTCCGCGACGCCGTCTCCTTCCTCGCCTACTGGACCAAGCACAGCGACCCCGCCAGCGAGATCTACGCCGACGCCGAGAAACTCACCGTCACCGCCGTCCTCGACGCCCACCTCGCCAGCGCCGCACGCTGGGGCGGCCACCGCCTCCACCTCGCCCTCCGCGAGACCGAAACCTGGAAGCAGTGGATGCGCTGCGACGGACACCTCCTCTCCCAGGACGCGTTCGCCGAGTTCCTCGAAGACCACCTCCCCGAACTCCTGGAGCCCTCGGCCGCCGAGATGCTGGAAATCGCCCAGTCCTTCCAGGCCGCCGTCAAGGTCGACTTCCAGTCCGCGACCCGACTGAGCAACGGCCAGCGGCAGTTCCAGTACGTCGAGACCCAGACCTCGAAGGCCGGCCAGAAGGGACAGCTCGCCGTCCCCGAGGCGTTCACGATCGGCCTGGTGCCGTTCGAGGGCTCGGAGGGCTACAAGCTCACCGCCCGGCTCCGGCACCGGATCACCCCCGACGGCCTGAAGCTCGGCTTCAAGCTGGAGCGCCCCGACGACGTCCGCAAGACCGCGTTCGCCGACGTCGTCAAGGCAATCGGCCAGGAGATCAACACCCCGGTCCTGAACGGGACCCCGGCCTGATGGCCGCCCGGACGCGGGGCGGCGCCGACTCCCGCTGCCCCGCGTGCCGGGCCCCCGTCATCACCCAGCTCGTCGGCCAGCGAGCCGCCCTCAATGTGACCGCCGACCTCACCCCGCTCACACCCGCACAGCAGACGGAACTCCGGGAACCCAACCGGCTCATCTGGTGCCTGCTCACCAACAGCCTCGGCCAACACCGCCTCACCTGGGCCACCGGCCACCCGCCTGACTGCGCCCGCGGTGACCACGTCACCGAACACCGCTGCCCGCCCGCCGAACCCACCACGCTCTTCTGAGGGAGACCGCCCCGTGGACAACGTCCGCCACATGAACCGCGACACGGCGGACCAGGACGGCCCCAAGCGCACCAGCCCCCACGACGCCGAGGCCGAGAACTGGGTCGCCGGCGTCATCATGCACAGCCGCATCGCCTACCTGGAGTGCACCGAGGTCCTCGACCGCGAGGACATCTACCAACCGGCCGTCCGCCTCATCTGGGACGTCGTCGGCCAGATGGTCGCCGAGCAGAAGCAGCTCCACCCCATCACCGTCCGCGCCGAGATCGAGAAGCAGAAGCGACTCCGCGAGGTCGACAACGGGCTCCTCCTCAACCGGCTCGGCGCCCAGACCATCGACCCGCTGATGGCGCAGGCTTTCGCCGAGCGGATCGCCGAGATCGCCAAGGTCCGCCGCCACGACGAGCACGCCAACCGCGTCAAGACCGAGATCGCCCGCGGTGCGACCGCCGAGGAACTCGACAAGCTCGACGAGCAGCACCGCCAGTACGAAGACCGCCGCGCCACCACCGGCCACGGCCCCTCCCATCTCACCGCCGCGTTCCTCGACTGGAACCCCTTCTTCGCCACCAACTTCGGCGCCGTCGAACTCCTCCCCGGCAAGCTCCTCGCCCCCGGCCAGCAGATCACCATCGTCGGCGACGGGAAGGCCGGCAAGAGCCTCCTCGTGCAGGAGTGGCTGTGGCGCATGGCCACCGGACAGTCCTTCCTCGGCGACCGCCCCCAGCCGTCGATCCCGCTGCTGTACGTCGACGCCGAGAACGGCCACCAGGACATTCAGGAACGGTTCCTGTCTTACGGTGCCGGGCCCGGACGTATGGGCCTGATGACGTACGCGTCGTTCCCCCCGCTGCGCCCCTTGGACACTGCGGGCGGCGGCGCCGATCTGATGGCCATGGTCCGCGAGAGCGGCGCCCAGCTCGTCTGCCTCGACACCGTCTCCCGGTTCATCAGCGGGCCCGAGAACGACGCCGACACCTGGCTGTCGCTGTACCGGCACACCCTCCTCCCGCTGAAGCGGGCCGGGATCGCCTCCGTGCGCTTGGACCACCTCGGCAAGGACGGCGAGCGCGGCGCCCGCGGCTCGTCGGCGAAGACTCAGGACGTCGACCACGTGTGGGAGTTGCGCGCCCAGGGCGGCGGCGTCGTGGTCCTGAAGCGGACCCACACCCGTACCGGGATCGGCCCGGACGCGTTCGTGCTCGTGCGGCAGGCGCAGAAGGACGGCGACCGCTACCGGCCCGGCTGCACCCGGCACGTCCTCATGGAGTTCGACCGCATGGAGCCCGTGGCGGAGGGCTCGGTGGAGTGGCTGGTGCAGAAGATCGACGACCTCGGGTTGCCGAACGACGCCGGGAATCCGAGGACGATCGCGGCCCTCGCGCACGCCGGAATCAAGATCGGCAAGGACAAGATCGCGACCGCAGTCCGCAACCGGAAAAACCGGGACAACTTGGGTTCCCCGGAAACCTTCCCCGAGACCTTCCCCGACGGGGTTCCCGGGGAACGTTCCCCGGGAACCTCCCCGGAAATCACAAAACCGCAGGTCAAACATTCCCCGGGAACCTCGCGGGAACCTTCCCCCGGCCCAGGTTCCCCCCCTTCCCCCCCACCGAAGGTGGGGGAAGGGGAGGGAGCACCCGCCGCAGAGGCTCCAGAACAGCCCCTCTGCACCGTCTGCCACACCCCCCTCACCGGCTACCGACTCGACCGCGGCTACACCACACACCTCGCCTGCGACCCCGAAACCGGCAGCCACCCCGACAGGCCCCAACACCCCACCACCGACGACGCCGAGAGGAACAGCGCATGACCATGCCCGCCCGCACCCACACCCCCGACCGAACCAACCCCGACGGCACCACCACCATCAAGATGCAGCGCGCCTGCAACGGCTGCGGCACCCAGCTCGGCGACGTCACCGACCAGGAGATGGCCCGAGGGATCAACGGGCTCCCACTACCCGACGTCCGCAAGGAATGCCCCACCTGCGGACCCACCGCACCCGAACCCCGCTGCCTGCCCATGACCACCGTCAACGGCGACAAGGCGTGCCTGGACGGGCAGTGCGACCACAGCGTCGAGCCAGGCGCCGACTACTGCACGAACACCGACAAGCACACGGCCTGCCTCACCCACTCGACCATCCACAGCAGCGGCGCCATCACCCACGCCGAACCCTGGCCCTGCCAGCACACCACCTGACCCAGGAGCGCCCTCATGCCACGCACCACAGCCGACACCGTCACCCCCGAAACCGCCGAAGAACTCCGCGCCCTCCACGCCATCGCCCGCACCGTCAACGGCAACACCCCCCTCAACCACCCCTCCCGCAAGACCAACATCGAGTTCACCGAAGCCCTCGCCGCCCTCATCGAGCAGGGCGTCACCGTCTACCGGCTCGCGAAAGTCCTCGGCGTCGGCCACCGGAGCGTCTACAACCGCCTCGCACGCCACGGCTACCGCAAGCCCGCCCCCTCGCAGGCCGGGTTCCGCTATCGCGGCGTCACGACGCATCCCAGCCGCAGACAGAGCGAGCCCTGACAGCCGCCGGTCATCCGGTTCCGCCAGCCCACGCGCACAAACAGGACGTGATCATGACCAACCCGCCCGACACCATCCCCGACCAGATCACCATCACCCGGTCCGACCTCGCCGCGATCCTCGCCCACCACGCCGACGTGATCGCCGCCCAGTTTCGGGCCGTCTCGCCCTGGCAGCGGGCCGCCGCGCAGCAGCTCGACGAGCACGCGCACGCGCTGACCGCCGACAAGGAGACGCCAGCCGTCGCCGAACTCCTCGACTCGGCGCTGTCCTGCCCCATCGACCAGCCGCCGGCCGTGTGGGTCGACGGCGACCCGCTCATGTGGGCCATCGCCCAGGCGGTGCACGCCCGGTGTGAGACCGGTGATGGGGGGATCGTGCACGACGACCCCCGCACCATCGCCGCCGCTGCTGTTGCTGGCGCCCGGTCGTTGGTCCTCCGCGAGGGAGCCGACGCGGTGTTCGCGCTGGACTACGACGCGATGGTCGGCGAGGAGGGCGACGAGAACCTCGGCAGCATGCGGGAAGCGTGGGACCTCGGCACGGTCCACGGCTCCGAGTTGCTGCGCCGCATGGCCGACGAGCAGCCGACCGCGACCAAGCCCGAGCCCACCGACCGGGGCGACGTGCTGCGCGAGGCCGAGGCGGAGGCCGAGCGCCAGCTGGCGACGGTGCAGCGCGTCCGCCACGTTCTGGAGTTGGAGCCCGTCCTGAACCGCACCGCCCTGGAGTACCGAGGGCTGATCATTTCCGCGCTCATGGCCGACGAGGCGCAGCAGCCGGAGACCGATCCCGCCGCCGGGGTGCGGCAGGACGGGGCGCAGCCGTGACCTACCTGCTCACCGCGCTCCTGGCGCTCGCCGTCGGCTGGTGCTGGGGCCACCTCACCGCCCGCGTCGTGCACGTGCCGGTCGGCGCCACGGCCGCCCAGGACGAGACCGCGCTCTGTGCCGCCGACGAGCAGCTGCTCGGCGAATGGTCCGCCCACCTCGACCAGCTGACCGCCCCGTTCGACCCCGACACCACGAAGGACGACACCCCATGAGCGACCACGAGCCCGACACCTGCCGCTCCGTTGAGATCGACGGGGAGCTGATCCGCGTGCGCGGCGCAGCTGAGATGAGCGACGAGAGCCGTGCCGCGCTCGCCGAGGTGATCGGCGCGGCCAAGCGGAAGATCGCCGCCGAGCACCCGGGGCGCCTGACCGTCGACACGATCAACAGCGACCAACTCGACGCCCTCCAGCTCAAGGCCGCGCGCATGGAGCACGCGACCAAGCAGGCCGCCGAACTCAGCGTGCGCCTGGAGGACACCGAGCGCGAGCGAGACGGGGCGTACCGCGAACGCGCCCACCTCGTCGCCCTCCTCGCCGCCATGACCGACGGCGCAGTTCTCGCCCCGGCCCTCGACCTCGACGAACCCGGCTGGTGGATCGCCTACCTCAACATCGGCGGCCGACAGGCCTCCTGGCACATCAGCCCCCGGGACGCCACGCTCTTCGGCCACGTAGAGCACGTGACCGTGGACGACGCACGCGCGCAGTGGGACGGCCACACGACCGAGGAGAAGTACGCGGGCATCGCTGCGCACACAGCTGAGCTGGAGAAGACCGTGCGCGTGGTCGCTGCTCTGCACCAGTCCGCCGAGCAGAACGTGAGCCGCGTCATCGACCTGTACGAGCAGTGGGTGAAGGCCGGGCCGCCGCCCCTCGGCACGTCCGTGTCCCGATGGTGGGACGCCCGCCTCGTCGAGCTGCACGCCGCCCTCGACGAGCCCAAGGAGAGCTGACCCATGGCCGACACCCTGCCGCCGTTCTCCGGCGACACCACCACTTGCCCCAAGTGCAGCCACACCCAAGCCGTCACCCGCCACAAGGCAGCAGGCGAGCCAGGCTCACGCGACCCGATCACGTTCGGCCGATCACCCAAGGGGGAGCGCCTGGAACGCGAGTGCTGGCGCTGCGACTTCGTGTGGGACGAAGCGCTGAACCCGCCGGTCGAGGAGGGGGAGCCGGACTCCGCCGAGTCGCCGTACTTCGCGAACCTGCCCGACCAGCCCTGAACACACGGCAGGGGCGCGCCTCACGTCTGGCCAGACCGGCGCGCCCCCTGGTGCTGATCACCGTACCTCGCACCACGGGAGCCACGATGACCACCACCGCCGAACACCTCACCCTCGTCATCCGCCACTGGCCCGACCTCCAAGAGGCCCTCGGCGGCAGGTCCGCACCCACCTGGCCCCCCGCCGGCCGCATGAACGACCACCTCCGCACCCTCGACCAGGCCGACGACGAGCACGACGAGACCCACGCGCAGCAGCTCGCCACCCTCCGCGCCCCCGACGGCCGGACGATCGGCTACCGCTGCACCCACTGCGGCGACGTAGACCCGGGCCACTCCCACCCGGTCGGCGACGAGCGGGACCCGGCCCAGATCGGCGAACGCCCCATCCCCATCCGGCTGCACATCCACGAGACCATGCGCATCGTCCGCACCGCCCTCGCCGACTGCGCAGACCAGACCGCGAGCAGCGTCCAACGCCCGGTCATGGGGCTGCTGCCGGAGGGCTACCCGAAGGCCGACCGCGTGCGGCGCGAACTCCTCGTCATGCAGGAACGCCGCGACCCCCGTCGCTGGTCCTGGGCGAGCGCCCGGCCCGACGCCCCGCTCACCGCCCTCTGGCTCCTCGGCCGCGTCCAAGGCGCGCCTGGTCCGTTCCGCCCGCTCACCGGCCCCCAACTCGACCACATCGGCAGCGTCGCCCGTAGCTGCGCCATGCGTGTCGAGGACGCCCTCGACGTCGGCGAACGCCGCGCCACCCTCGCCCGCCCATGCCCGACCTGCGGCGGCCAGCTGCACCTCCACGGAGGCGCCGGCGCACTGCCCGTCGCCCGCTGCACGGCCTGCGGGCACGTCTGGTCGGGGCAGGCCGCCGTCGCCTGAACACGACGAAGCCCCCGACCACGGTCGGGGGCTCTCGCATGCCCGGCTACTCCTCGGCCTTCGCCTTCCTGCCCCGCTCCCCAGCCTCGATCTGCTGCACCCGCGCCAGCGAGATCCCCAACGTCTTCGCGATCTGCCGGTAACTGACCTTCTGCGCCCGCATCGCGACCACCGCCTCCTGCCGGATCTCCCGCAGCCGCGACCCTTGCACCGGCCACGCGGCCAGCATCTGACCGGCCCTCTTCGCCCGCTCGGCCGGGTCCTCCAACGCTTCCAGCGAGTCGACGACATCTGTCACGAGCCGCACCTCCTCCTCATCGCCCGGCTGATCGGCCACGGCCGCTCCCTTCCCATTCCGGGAGCACGACGCTTGCCACCGTATAGCGCCCGCTGTACGGTGACAATCGTCCGCTGTACGGCGGACTGAGCGCGTGCCCTGCGCTCGCCAACAGAACGGCCCCAGCGGGAGGTGCGAACTCCTGCTGGGGCCAGCCACCACCTGAGTGACCAGGAGTGACCCATGGCCCACCGTACCGATCAGCCCCCGGCGCAGCACAGCCCCGAGCCCCCGCGCGAGAACCCGATCTTCCGGCAGCCCGCCACCGTCGCCACCTGCCGCGCCGACTACGAGGCCGCCGCCGACATCCGCGCCCGCCTCGACCAGCAGATCAAGGCCCGCCGCTGATGGGCCTGTTCAGCCGCGCGCAGAGCAGCCGCGCCTACCCGGCCGCTGGCCTCACCGTCACCGGACGCGCCGACCGCTTCCGCCGAGCCAAGACCAGCGGCGCCCGCGAAGCCGACCGCGCTGGTCAGGCGTGGGAGGACCGCGACCGGCAGCAGGACCGCCGAGGCCGCTGGTACCGCCCCGCCCGCTGAGGAGACCACGTTGAGCATCGGCATGATCCGCTACCGCGTCGAAGACCCCGACGGCCGTTTCCTCGACGAGTTCAGCACCAACGCGCCGGACTTCGCCGAGGAGCGCATCGACCGCATTCGGAAGTACGTCCCTGGCCTCACCGTCACCGAGACCCCGGACGACTGACCCACCAGACCGCCGCGCCCCGAGCGACCATCCCCCCGCTCGGGGCGCGGCCCCGCTCCCGGAGAAGCACCGTGAAGACCCGCAAGATCGAGCGGACCCGCCTCGTCCCCCACACCGTCGACGGTGAGACCGAACTCGTCCTCGACCGCGAGCTCGTCGAGGTCCCCGCACCCCCACGCGACTGGGACCACATGGTGCGCGTCGCCGTCACCGTCGGCGCCTGCATCCTCGTCACCGCGTCCCTCGCCTGGACGACCGCCAGCATCGGCGACCTCCTCGCCGCCGTCACCATCAGCGTCGTCGCCTACGCCGCAGCCGTCGCATTCGACGCCTCATGGATCATGTGCATGGGCGTCGAGTGGCTGCTCCGCTACGACCCCGAACGCGCCAAGGCTGCGAAGAAGGCCGGCCGGTGGGCGCTCGCCGTGTCCATGGGCGCCGTCTTCGCCCACGGCTACGTCAGCGGCGACTGGATCACCGGCATCGTCGGCGCCGTCGTCTCCGCGCTCGCCAAGGGCGGCTGGTCCATGGCCATGCGCGTGCACGCCCGCCCCCTCGACGACCGCACCCAGCAGTGGGTTGCGAAGCGGCGCGCGGCCGTCGACGGACAGCTCGCGATGATCCCGATCCGCCGCGAACTCCAGCGCGGGCAGGCCGTCGTCGACGCCGAGCAGCGCAGCCTCACCACGGATTCCGGATCCGCCGGATCCACGGATCCGGACCAGTCCGGATCCGGGAATCCGCCCCCGCCGCCCACCGGCCCGATGACCGTGAAGGACGCAGTCCGGACCGCGAAGGACTCCGGGATCACCGATCCGGACGCCGTCCTGCGCTACGTCCACCAGGTCGCCGACGCCAACGCCAAGCCGGAGACCGTCGCCCGCTACCTCCGGCTGGCCGGCTGATGAACGCGCAGCCGTCGCCCGGCGGTGACGAGCTGCGCGCCCGCGCCTACCTCCGCCGCCTCCGCGTACGCCCCCTCGGCCACCAGGAGCACCCCATGCCCGACGAGATCCTCCCCACCCGCATCATCCCCGCCGGCGTCCCCCTGCCCGCCCGGCCGCCCGAGCCCGGCGAGACCCCGCCCTGGCGCCCGCCACCCCCCGGTCCGCCAGCCCCACCGGCCGACCCCTGGCCACCGCCCGCGCCACCGCCCGGCCCTCTCGAGGTCCGCGTCACCGTCGACCTCGCACCCGTCCCCGAGCCCGAGCCGGAGCCCGGCCTCCTCGCCCGCCTGTGGGACTGGCTCGTCACCTGGCGAATGATCTCCGCGATCCTCGCCGCACTTCTGCCCTGGGCCGCCGGACGCAGCCCCGTCGGGATCTGGTCCCACACCGTTCACCAGGCCCGCATCGAGGCCAGCATCGGCGCCGCCTACGTCATCGCCCTCGTCGCGCTCGCCGCAGCGTGGGGCCTCGACCGGCGCACCGGCCGCTGGCTGCCCCGCTTCCTCCTCGTCACCGCCAGCCTCGGCGCCCTCGGCGTCCTGCACTGGTACGACCCGATCACAGCACTTACTGGAGTCCTCCTGTGACCGCCACCACCACACTCACCCTCGGCGGCCTCCTCGCCGCCCTGATCATCCTGATCGCGAACCTCTACCCCTGGTGGACCGGCCCCCGCGAGATGAAGCAACTCGCCTCCTTTGGGAAGGGTTTCGGCGCTGCCGCGTGCGCCGCCGCCTGCCCCGGCGGCATCCTCGGATGGGCCCACGCCCGCTCCGGCGCCCTCGGCAACGGCGCCGGCGAGCGCGCAGGGCAGGCCCTCACTGGCGCGGACGCCTCCTCCGGCCTCACCTCCGGCCAGCTCGTCGGCCTCGGCGCCACGGGCGCGGTCGTCGTCGTCATCGCTGTCACCCTCGTCGTCCTCTCGTACAAGGCCGCAGGCAAGAAGGACAAGAAGCGCATCCTCGGAGGCGCCTACGTCGGCTCCACCCTCTGCCTCACCGCGGGGATGGCCGGCGCGCTCGCCTGGCTGCCCAGCGCCCTCAACGCCACCGGCGACGGGGTCCGCGCGCTGTTCGAGGGCACGGGCATCCTGTGACCCGCCTCGCCCGCGCTGCCGGGCGCCTCTCCGTCGGCTCCCGCGCGTACGGCCGCCGCCTCGCCTCCCGCGCGGCCGCCTGGTGCGCGCGCGGCCGCCGCGACGACCTGACCGGCTGGCGCGCAGCCCTCGGCATCGTCGTACGGGTCGCGCTGCTCATGCTCGGCGCGTACGTCCTCGCCCGGATGGTGCGCGCCCTGCCCGCCCTGATGTGGCTCCTCACCGGCTGGTGGACCATCGCCTCCTGGCGCGCGGGCAAGCCCCCCGCCGAGCCCGCCGAGGAGACCCCGCAGTCGGCCCCGGCAGAGGCTGGCGTGGAGGCCGTCCGCACCCTCCTCCTCACCGTCATGGGGGAGGCAGACCGGGTGCACCTGCGGACCGTCCTCGCCCACCTCCATGACCACGGGCAGTGGGAGGGCCGTACGGTGTCCGATCTGCGCGCGCATCTGGAGCTGCTGGGCATTCCCCACGACCGCGGCGTGAAGGTGGGCCGCACCCCGACCTGGGGGGTGCGCCGGAGGGATCTCGAAGCCCCTTCCCCGGTCGAGGCGCAGGAGACGTCTCCCGCCCCGTCTACCGCCGCTTGACCTGCACGTCTACCGCCCCATCTACCGCCATCTCCCGGCCGTCTACCGGCTCATCTACCCCCGAATGTCAGACCCAGAGAGGACACTTCACCCATGGCCACCCGCACCTTCACCCCCGAGCAACTCGAAGAGTTCGACGTCCCGTACACCAACCTCCACGACGAGCAGGTCGACTCCCGCCGCTGGGCCGACACCCGACGCTGCGTCTTCCGTGCGCCCGACGACGGCAAGACCTACGAGGTCACCTACCAGGTCCCCGCGACGGAGCACCAGGAGTGCGACACCTGGTTCGACCAGGACCAGATCACGGCGGCCGAGGTCGAGCAGGTACCGGTGACCGTCATGCAGTGGAAGCCCTGCACCTAGTTGCAAAAACGGCCCTGATCCCTGACCATGGGCCTCACGTCCGGCGTGCCCGGACCCTCTTGCTACCGGTTGAGGATTGCCGGCGCCGTACCCGGGAGTCGCGCCCCGGATAGGAAGCCCCGGACCGCCCAGGCCCGGGGCTTCCGCCTTTCCCCAGGCACAGGAGAGCTCCGTGAAGCCCTGACCATCTGTCACAGATCAGTCCCAGCGTCTTCACACGCCCCATACATCCACTAGATTCACCCCTCACGCACAAAGCACGCCGTGGGGGGCGCAATGAACCAGCAGTACCCGCAACAACCGCAACAGCCCGGGTGGGGACAGCAGCCGCAACAGCACCCGCACCAGCCCGGATGGGGCGCACCGCCCCCGCCGCCGAAGAAGACCCCCGTCGGCATGATCGTCGGCCTCGGATGCCTCGGCGTCGTCGTCCTCCTCGTCATCATCGGCGCCCTCGGAGCCGTCGTCGGCAACGACAACACGGCCAGCAGCAAGGGCACCTCAGTCAGCACCGACGACAAGAACGTCGAGGCCGAGAAGAAGGACGACACCCCCGCCGCCGAGGACAAGCCGGCCGAGGAGCCCGCCAAGGAGGAAGCGGCCCCTGAGCCGGACGTGAAGATCGTCGCGAAGAAGACCGCCTTCACTCCGACCATCCTCGCCACCGGCAGCAACTACACCAGCGTCAAGGTGACCGTCACGAACAACAGCGACGACACGATCAGCGTCAACGTCCTGTACTTCGAGATCACCGACAGCAAGGGCACCAAGCACTCTGCTGAACTCGGCGTCGACGAGAACCAGATCGACACCGTGGACCTGGCCCCCGGTGAGAACGTGTCCGGCGCGATCACGAGCAAGGGCAAGTTCACCGCCAAGCACGTGACGTACACGCAGTTCCTCGAAGACCCTGTGCGGGTTGCCGTGTCCTGACCGGCACCGCACCACCTGACTGGCCCGGCCGCCCACCCCGTGCGGTCGGGCCTTCCGTTTGCCCGGGAGGTGACCGTGCCGAACCAGAACACCAACCCGGTCACCGATGAAGACCGCGCCAACATCATCCGCCTCCACGGACAGGGCCTCGGCCGCAACGCCATCGCCCGCCAAGTCGGCCGCGCCCAACGCACCGTCTCCGTCATCTGCGCCGAAGAAGGCCTCGTCTTCGACACGTCGATGACCGAGGACGCCACCCGCGCCCGCGTCGCCCAGCTCGCCGCACTGCGTGCTGACACCGCCGTCGACCTCCACCTCGATGCGATGAGGCTGACGCAGCAGATGTGGGAGCCCGCGACGATCTACAACTTCGGCGGCAAGGACAACACCTACCGCGACAAGCACGTCGACGAGCCGCCCTCCGGCGACAAGAAGAACCTCATGGCCGCGGCCGGCATCGCCCTGGAGAAGTCCCTCAAGCTCGTCCCGCCGGCCGATGACTCTGGCGTCGAGGACGCGCAGTCGGTCCTCGGCGCGCTCATGGTCGGGCTGAAGGCGGCGTACGACCAGGCGAAGAGCGAGGAGGCAGGCGGCGAGGAGGCGGAAGGTGAGTCTCCTTGATGCGCTGCCACTGTCCCGTAAGCAGATCATCTCCATCGTCGAGGCCGAGGCGCGCGTCAACGCCTGGGAGGGCTCAGTCCGCAGCGGCAAGACGATCGCCTCGCTGATCTGCTGGCTGGCCTTCGTCAGGAATGCCCCGCGCGGTGGCGAGCTGGTCATGGTGGGCCGCACCCGCGACTCGCTGTACCGGAACGTGATCCAGCCGCTCACCAACCCGGAGATCTTCGGGAAGCTGTCGAAGCAGATCCAGTACAACCCAGGTGCACCGATCGCGATCATCATGGGCCGTGTCGTTCACGTCCTCGGCGCCAACGACGCGAAAGCCGAACCCAAAGTCAGGGGCATGACCTGCGCCGGCGCGTACGTCGATGAGGCGACGACGCTGCCCAAGCTGTTCTTCGATCAGCTCCTCGCCCGCTGCTCCGTGAAGGGCGCCAAGCTCTTCACCACGACCAACCCCGACAACCCGGCGCACTGGTTCCGCAAGGAGTACCTGAAGAGGCCGGCCGAAACGGGCCTGCGGTCCTGGCACTTCACCCTCGACGACAACCCGTACCTCGACCCGCAGTACGTCGCCTTCCTCAAAAGCACGTACACCGGGCTGTTCTACCGGCGGAACATCCTCGGGCACTGGGTGCAGGCCGAGGGCGCCATCTACGACTGCTTCGACGAGGAACGGCACGTCGTCAAGACGCTCCCGCCGATGGCCCGCTGGCTGTGCGACGCGATCGACTACGGCACGACCAACCCGTACGCCGACCTCCTCATCGGCCTCGGAACGGACAAACGGCTGTACGTCGCCTCGGAGTATCGGTGGGACTCGCGCGCGGAGCGGCGGAAGAAGACCGACGTCGAGTACAGCCAGGCCCGCAAGCGCTGGCTCGCCGCGGTGCCGCACCCGCAGACCAACGTCATCGGCGTCCAGCCGGAGTGGACCGTCGTGGACCCGTCCGCTGCCTCGTACGTCGAGCAGCTGCACCGCGACGGCGTCCACGGCGTCACCCCCGCCGACAACACCGTCGTCGACGGCATCCGCACGGTCGCGTCCCTCATCGCTGCCGGCCGCCTCCTCGTCCACGAGTCCGCGCGCGGGCTGATCGAGGAGATCCCCGGCTACAGCTGGGACGACGAGAAAGCTGAGAAGGGCGAGGACGTCCCGATCAAGCTCGACGACCACTCCTGTGACGCGCTCAGGTACGGCGTCCGTACGACTGAGGCCCTGTGGCGGCCACACATTCCGATGCTCCTGGAGGTGGCCGCGTAATGCCCGGCACGCTCGCCATTCCGATCTACCTCCGGATCGGCAACGGCACCGAGACAGAGGTTGGCCAAGTCGTCCTCGACCTCGAAGGGGACGGCACGGTCACCATGACCACCACCGACATCGCCGAGGCGCTGCGTGCGACCGCAGACGCCATCGAGGCCAGCGCGAAGGAGGCGGCCGATGCCTCTCCCGACGGCTGACACCCCGTGGCCGCCCACCGACGAGCGCGTGCTGCATGCCCTCGCCGACTGGGATGCCTGGTACGCCTCCGACCCCGACCGGCTGGAGGCCCGGTATACCGGCCGCGGCTACCGCGATGTCGTCAACCGGCCGGCGCAGCACCGCGGCGGCGTCGTCGGCCGCCTCGCCCGCTGGTTCTGGGGCAACCCCACCCCCGAGGGCGAGAAGCGCGACAAGCTCCACGTGCCGTTGGCCGGGGACATCGCCCGTACGAGCAGCGAGCTGCTGTTCTCCGAGCCCCCGAAACTCCTCGCCCCCGAGGGCTCCGGTGAGGCGACGCAGCAGGCCCTCGACGCGCTCATGGAGGACGGCCTCCAGCCCACCCTCCTCGAAGCCGGGGAGATCTGCGCCGCGCTCGGCGGCGCGTACCTGCGCGTGGTCTGGGACGAGGACGTGTCGGACCGGCCGTGGATCGACACCGTGGCCGCCGACCGGGCCGTCCCCGAGTTCCGGTACGGGCGCCTCGTCGCTGTCACCTTCTGGACCGTCCTGGAATCCGAGGGCGTCAACGACAACCGGGTGTTCCGGCACCTGGAGCGTCACGAGCGCGGCCGGATCTTCCACGGCCTGTACGAGGGCTCGACGATCAGCCTCGGCGCGGCCCGGCCGCTCGTCGACCACCCTGAGACCGCGCCGTTCGCCACCGAGGTGGACGCCGAGGGCGGCATCGACACCGGCGCGCCCGACCACCTCACGGCCGCGTACGTGCCCAACGTCCGGCCCGCCCGCGCCTGGAGGCACATCCCGACCGCCGCCTACTGGGGGCAGAGCGACTTCCAGGGCATCGAAGGCATCATGGACGCCCTCGACGAGACCTACAGCTCGTGGATGCGGGACGTACAGAACGGCAAGGGCCGCATCATCGTCGCCCAGTCCATGCTGGAGTCCCTCGGCCCCGGCCAGGGCGCCGCATGGTCCGAGGAGCGGCGGGTCTACACCGGCCTGAGCATGCTCCCGCGCCCGGGCGACCCGAACCCGATCACGGACGTCCAGTTCGAGATCCGCGTCACCGAGCACCGGGACACCTGCCAGGCACTGCTTGAGCAGGGCGTCCGACAGGCGGGCTACTCCGCTTCGACGTTCGGCGAGGGCGACGGGCAAGCCGTCACCGCGACGGAGATCCGGGCCCGCAACCGGCGGTCGATGACGACCAAGGGCCGCAAGGGCATGTACTGGGACCCGGGGATCGCCAGCATCAGCTCGGCCTACCTAGCGGTGCTGGCCGGGCCCCGGTTTCGGGTGGCGGGGCTGGTCGCGGAGCCGCCGAAGGTGGAGTTCCAGGACTCCATCATGGAGGGGCCCCGGGAACTCGCTGAGACCGCCGAGCTGCTCGCGCGGGCCATGGCCGCCTCCCGGGAGACCCTCGTACAGATGGTCCACCCCGACTGGGACGACACCCAGGTGAAGGCGGAAGTGGCCCGGCTGAAGGACGAATCGGCGATGGCCGACCCGGTCCTGACCGGCGCCGAAGGACCCGGAGGCGGGTTCCCGGCCGCCAGCGCCGAGGACGAGGGCGCCACCGGGGAGGAGTAGCCGATGCCGGTCTCCCCCGCGATGGCGGAGAACCTCGCCCACGAGGTTGCTCACCTCTACGAGGACGCCGAGGCCGCACTCCTCGAACGCATCGCCAAGGCCCTGGAGGCAGACCTCGACTCACCCCGCTGGGCCGAACTGAAGCTCGCCGCGATCGGCAACCTCCGCACGGCCGTGGAAACGGTCACCGACGCGCTCCAGACCGACACCGACGGAGCCGTACGCCGCGCGCTGATCGAGGCTTACAACCGCGGTCGTCAGGCGGCCGTCGCCGAGCTGGGCGCGCTGGACATCGGCCGCGAGCTGGTGGCCCGCGACGCCCTGCCGAACGCGCCGGCTGTGGACCGGCTGGCCGCGAGCATGGCGCAGGACACCCGGCCGGTGTACGCCCGGATCACGCGCGCGATCGTGGACGGGTACCGGCGGGTGGTCGCGCGGGCGTCCGGGAACGTGCTGCTCGGCACGATGACCCGCCGTGACGCCGCTCAGCGGGCCCTCGATCAGTTCGCCGCCCGCGGTGTCACGGCCTTCACGGACAGCTCTAGCCGGAACTGGGAGATGGCGTCCTACGCCGAGATGGCGGTCCGCTCCGTCACCGCTCGCGCCGCGGTCGACGGGCACGTGGACGCGCTCGGAGAGATCGGCGTGGGACTGGTCATCGTCTCGGACGCCCCACTGGAGTGCCCGCTCTGTCGGCAGTGGGAGGGCGAGATCCTCACGCTGTCCGGGCAGTCCGGACCGCACACGATCCGCGCGGAGCACACGATCCAGCCGTCCGGACTGTTCGCCCCGACCCGCACGGTGGCGGTCCATGTGGCCGGGTCGCTCGTGGAGGCGCGGGCCGCTGGGCTGTTCCACCCGAACTGCCGGCACAGCCTCGCTGCGTACCTGCCCGGCGTGACCGCCCGGCCGCCGCACCATGCGACGCCGGGCACGACGTACGAGGACACGCAGCGGCAACGGGAGATCGAGCGGCACATCCGGAAGTGGAAGCGGACTCAGGCCGCCGCGATGGACGAGGCCGCTCGCCGCCGCGCGGGCGCGTACATCCGGAAGTGGCAGGCCGCCCAGCGCGAGCACGTCGCCGCGCACCCTGACCTTCGCCGCAAGCCTCAGCGCGAGCAGATCGGTGCTGCGCGCTGACCCACGAGTTTCCCGGCACCCGCCGCACGGCGACCGCCGGACAATCCCGCACGGGAGATCACCATGCAGGTCCCTTTCAGGCGGTCGCACTTCAGGCATCCTCTGGCAACGCACGCAGCGCTGGGAGTGCTTGGCCGCCACCACGACGGCTCGCCGCTCTACGCCATCGCGGATGGCAACGGCGTGGCCGAAGGCGGCTCCGGATCCGGGTCCAGCGGACAGGCCGGATCTGAGGCTCAGAGCCAGTCCGGACAGAGCGGAGACGGCACGGCCGGTGAAGGCTCTGGCCAGGAAGGACAGCAGTCCGGACAGCGATCCGGGCAGTCCGGATCGGGCTCCGGAGACGGCGACAGCACCGACTGGAAGGCGCTCGCCCGCCAGTGGGAGAAGCGCGCCAAGGACAACAAGGGCGCGGCTGACGAGTTGGCCACGCTCAAGGCGTCCCAGATGAGCGACCAAGAGAAGGCGGTCGCTGAGGCAGAGACGCGGGGCCGTACGGCCGCCGCCCTCGAACACGGCAAGGAACTGGCCGCGTCGCGCTTCGAAGCCGCCGCCGCCAAAGCAGGCGTGAACCTCGGCGACGCCACCGACCTGATCGACACCGCACGGTTCGTCGACAAGGACGGCAAGGTCGACAACGACGCCATCACGGCCGCCGTGAAGAAGCTCGCCAAGCTCGCCCCCAAGGGCGCCGGCCGTTCCGGCGGCGACATGGGCGGCGGCAGCGGCTCCGGCGACCAGGGCGCATCCCTCGACAAGCAGATCGAGGAGGCCACACGCAAGCGGAACTTCCCCGAAGTCGTACGACTCAAGCGGCTCAAGGCCGCACAAACCTGAACTGAGGAGGCACCATGGCCGGCATCACCGGGATGGGCACCACCTTCAACCTTCCCAACTACGCGGGCGAACTCTTCGCGATCACGCCGGAGGAGACCCCGTTCCTGTCGGCCATCGGCGGCCTCACCGGCGGTGGCATGACCACGTCGCAGGAGTTCGAGTGGCAGACCTCCGACCTGCGCGACCCGGCGCAGCGCACGAAGGTGGAGGGCGCGACCGCGCCGACTGCCGAGGAGCGGGTGCGGGCGAACGTCCGCAACGTCGTGCAGATCCACCAGGAGAAGGTCTCCGTTTCCTACACCAAGCAGGCTGCGGTGGGCGCGCTGGCGACGCCCGGCGCGGCGCCGTTCCGGGGGGTGAACGGGGAGAACCCGGTCGCCAACGAGATGGACTGGCAGGTCGCGCAGGCGCTGAAGTCGGTGGCCCTGGACGTGAACTACTCGTTCCTCAACGGCGAGTTCGCGAACCCGACGACGAACGCCACCGCCCGGAAGACCCGGGGCATCCTGGAGGCCATCACCACGAACCGCATCTCGCGGGGCACCACGGTGACCGGAGCCTCCTCGGCGACGGACACGATCACGTCGACGGGTCACGGCCTGTCGGACGGCAACAAGATCGTGTTCCGGGACACCGGTGACGCCACCGGCATCATCGCCGGGCGCGTGTACTACGTGGACGCGGTCGACGCGAACACCTTCAAGGTGTCGGCGTCCAGCGGCGGCGCGGCCATCACCCTGGGCACATCCTCGGGGATCTCCTACACCGTCCCCTGGTCGACGGCCCTGACCACCCTCCACGTCGACGACATGCTCCAGCTCGCCTACGACAACGGCGGGATCAGCGAGCAGGAGACCGCGACCCTCGTGACGAACTCGATCCAGAAGCGGGCGATCACGAAGGCCTACGCGGACGCGTACGGCAAGGCGGTCCTCATCACCGAGGCCAGCCGCACCGTCGGCGGCGTCAGCGTTCAGACCATCGAGACCGACTTCGGGCGGCTCAACATCATGATGGACCGGCACATGCCGCAGGACTCGATCCTGGTGGCCTCGCTGGAGCAGCTGATGCCGGTCATGCTCAACATCCCCGGCAAGGGCGTCATGTTCGAGGAGGACCTGGCGAAGACCGGCGCCTCGGACGAGAAGCAGCTGTACGGCGAGATCGGCCTGAAGTACGGCAACGAGCGCGCCCACGCGGTCCAGACCGGTCTGGTGATCTGACGTGGCGGTCTACGAGCGGGGCTCCGGCCCCCACATCGCTGAGCGGGTGGCGCCGGTGCTGGGCAGTCCGGAGGCTGAGCGGTACGCCACTCTCGCGGCCGATCCGGGGTCGGGCTGGCGGTGCGTCAAGGCCGACCCGGAGGAGGGTGGGAAGCAGCCCCCGCCTGAGCGACCGACGAAGGCGGCGGTCAAGGACGAGTGGGTGGCCTACGCGCGCTCGCGGGCGAAGGACTCGGACGAGGAGGCCGCGATCGACGGCCTCACCAAGGACGAGCTGATCGAGAAGTACGGCGGAGAGGGTGACGGGGCATGACGCTGAGCACGAGCCTGAGCCTGAGCCTGAGGAGCACGCTCTCCTCAGCTCTGGACCTCGTCACCCCGCAGGCGCCTCTGGACTACTCGGCGTCGGTCGCCCTGGCGTCGGGTGTGGGCGCGAACCAGGCGGACAAGATCTTCGCCGACACGAGGACGCTCGCCGCGTCCGCGACGGAGGATCTGGACTTGGCCGGCGTTCTGTCGGACCCGCTCGGGGCAGCGCTGACGTTCGCCCGGGTCAAGGCGGTGCTGATCCGGGCGGCGGCCGGGAATACGAACAACGTGCAGGTCACCAGGCCCGCGTCGAACGGCGTCCCGCTGTTCCTCGCGGCCGGGGACGGCCTCGCGGTTCGGCCCGGCGGTCTGTTCCTGTGGGTGGCGCCGGACGCGACCGGCGTCGCGGTCACCGCGGGCACCGGGGACCTGCTGACGCTCACCAACTCGGCCGGGTCCACGTCGGTGACGTACGACGTCGTCATCATCGGCGCGAGCGCGTAAGGGGGTGCCCGGTGGCCAGGATCTACGCGACGTCGGCGGAGTACACGGCGTACACCGGGCAGACCCCGCCCTCGGACATCGACCAGCAGCTGGCGGACGCCTCGCGGATGCTGGAGGCGCAGGTGTTCCGGCTGTGCTGGTACGAGGTCGACGAAGACGGCTACCCGTCCAACGCAACGGTGCGGTCGGCGTTCTCGGACGCCGTCTGTGCTCAGGCGCAGTGGTGGGACGAGCTGGGGGACTCGACGGGGGCGGCCGGGGTCGGCTGGGGCACCGTCAAGCTGGGCTCGGCGCAGATGTCCCGGTCGGTCACGGCCACCTCGGGTGGCGCCTCGGCGGCCCGGGAGATTGCCCCGAAGGCGATGGATGCGCTGCTCTCCATGGACCTGACCCCAGACATCTTCCGCATGGGGATGGTGACCTCGTGAAGCTGCCTGGGATGTGGCTCCAGCATCAGGTGACCGTCGAGCCGTACGGCGGCCCGTCGGGCTCCAGGGGCCCGAAGTTCGAGGCCCCGGTGGCGGTGCGGTGCTTCCTGGAGGAGAAGAACCGCATGGTCCGCGCGAAGGACGGCAACGAAGTGGTCTCCTCGGCCACGTTCTACTGCCGCCTGGACGCGGTCGACGCCGTCCCGGAGTCGCGGGTGACGCTGCCGGACGGCCGGGTCACCACCGTGCTCGTGCAGGCCCGCCACGAGGGCGGGAAGCTCCCGCTCCCGGACCATCTGGAGGTGAGTCTCCAGTGAGCGTCTACACCCGCTTCACCCCCGGCAACGCCCAGCGGCTGTGGACCACCCGTGGGCGCAGGCTTGCCGAGGAGGGTCTCCGCCGGGGCCTGGAGCACGTCCTCGGCGAGTCGCAGAAGATCGTGCCGCTGGAGGAGGGCACCCTGCGCCGCTCCGGGAAGGTGACCGTGAACGGCATGGAGGGCGCGGTCTCCTACGACACTCCGTACGCGAAGCGGCAGCACGAAGAGCTGACCTGGCGCCACCTCCCCGGCCGGTCCGCCAAGTACCTGGAGATCCCGTTCAACCGGGAGCGGGACGTCGTCCTCCGCATGATGCAGGTCGACCTCCGGAGGTGGTTCCGTGGCTGACTTCCTCGACGGCATCGCCCGCCACCTTGACGCCCTGAGCCTGCTCACCTACGACCCCGAAGGCGCCGGCGGGGACACCTTCCTCGACGACATGCCCTCGGGGCCCGACACGGCGGTGGCGATCACCAGCTACCAGGCTGGCGCGGAGCCGGACTCGCTGCTGCCGTACGACGAGCCCCGCATCCAGGTCCGCACCCGCGACACGGACCCCACGGCCGCTCGTACGCGGTGCGCGGCGATCTACGGCGAGCTGCACGGCCTCGGGCCGGTCACGCTGCCGGACGGGACCCTGCTGATCCTGTGCGTGGCGCTCCAGGGCGGCCCGACAGCGATCGGCAAGGACCAGAACGGCCGCATGGAGTACGTCGCGAACTTCCGCGCCGAACACCTCAACGTCACAGCCCACCGCGGCTGACCCCACCCCACCTTCCGGCCCGCTGCTCCTCGCTGCGGGCATTTCGTCATGCCTGGAGGAGCTATGCCGGCAGTCAAGTACAACGCTCGCGACGTCCGATTCCAGATCGAGGACTTCAACAACCCGGGGACCTGGACCGAGTTCAGGACCGCCAAGAACGGCTCAGGTGAGGGCGGCATCAACACCTTCACCAAGGGCCACGCCTACGAGGCCGCCGACACCACCACGTTCGGCAGCGACGGGCGCGCGGAGACCCAGAACATGCAGGAAGGCAAGACGCTCGGCCTGCAAGGCTTCCGCATGAAGGACCCGATCACCGGAGCCCTCGACCCGGCCATGGCGCTCGCGGAGGCGCAGGCCGGACGCCTCGGCGTCGACTCCCTCGTCGGCTTCCGCTTCGCCGCCCCCGGCGACACCGTATGGACGGTCTGGCCGGACGCCACCTTCCAGCTCGGCGAGGAGGGCGGCGGCAACAACGACAAGGTCACCTGGGCCTGCACCGTGACCCGCTCCGGCGCTGAGACCACGGCGGCCATCTGATGACCGCCCGCAAGACGCCCGTGCGGGGCGAAGAGTCCTGGGACGACTTCTGGGCCGAAGTCTCCCGAGGGCGCACGGAGACGATCCGCGGCATCGCGGTCCCAGTACCCACCGACATGCCGATGGTCGTCACCCGGCGCATCGAGGAACTACGGGAGTCCTCCGCGCTGGAGGACATCCAGGAGCTGATCGGGCTCCTCTTCGGCACCGATGTGCTGGACCAGTGGATCGAGGCAGGGATGGGCCTCAGGGAGTTCCAGGTCGTCATGACCTGGGGCCTCGCCCACGCCTCCGGTAACCCGCTCACCCACCGCGAGGCCTTCGATCTCGTCGAGCAGGGTGCGGGCGCGGGAAAACAGCTGGGCCCGAAGGGGCCGAACCGAGCCGCACGGAGATCGCAGTCCGCCGCTGGTGGTGGGCGATCGAAGCGGACTTCCAGCGCGAGTACGGCTACGGCCCGCAAGACATCGCGCACCTAGGCCGCCGCCGCTTCCACAACCTGCTCCGCGGCCTCTCCCCGGACGCGGTGTTCCGCCGGGTCGCGGGCGACTTCATCTCGATCGTCGACGACCCGGACCAGGTGCGCGCGGCACTGCACAGCTAACTGAAGAGGGGGTGCCCCGGTGTCGGACGCCCTCACGGTCGGCGAACTCGTCGGCTTCATCCGCGCGGACGACAGCGGAATGCGCCGCGGCCTGGCCAACAGCCAGCTCCGCATGCGCGGCTTCCAGGTCGACACCGAAGGCCGACTGAGGGATCTGCGCGGCCGGTTCGTCAACGAGTCGCAGGTCATGGCCATGTCCCTCCGGGACGACCTGACCGGCGCCATCACGGTGGCGAACAACGCCACCAACCAGTTCACCCGCGACGCCAACGGCCGACTCCGCGACCTCCAAGGCCGGTTCGTCCGCACCGGCGAAGCCGCCCGCCAGATGGGCGACAACACCCGCACCGCCCTGCGCGGAGCCAGCAGCGAAGGCGACCGGTTCGCCGGCGTCCTCGGCCGGATCGTGGGCGCGGCCGGCGGGCTCGCCCGGGTGGCGGCTGGGGCGGCTCCGATCGCGGGGGCTATCGGGGCGGCGCTGCCGCTGGCGGCCGCGCTGGTGGCGACGCTCCAGAACATCGCCCCCGCGGCTGGTGTCGGTGCGACGGCTCTGCTGGCGATGCAGCAGGCGTCGGGCGTGGTCAAGCTGGCGGCTGTCGGGATGGGCGATGCCCTGTCGGCGGCGCTGGACCCGGCGAAGGCGCAGGAGTTCGAAGAGGCGCTCGCCAAGCTGTCTCCCGAGGCGAAGCAGTTCGCCCTCGCGGTGAAGGAGGCGGCACCGGCCCTCCGCGACCTCCAGCAGGACGTCCAGAACCGCGTGTTCCGCGGCCTCGCCGAGGACCTGGAGCGCGCGGGCGCCGCCGCTCTGCCGGTCGTACGGCGGGAGCTGCTGGCCACGGCGGGCGCCGTGAACCTGATGGGCAAGGGCGTCATCGACGCCGCCAAGAACCTGGCGGAAGACGGCACGCTCGGCAAGGCGATGGGCTCCGCCTCGAAGGGCCTGCTCAACCTGTCCTTCATCCCTGGGATCGTCGCGACGGCGCTCGGTCAGGTCGCCGCAGCGGCCGGGCCGTCGTTCGAGCGGCTGACGGAGAAGGCCGGGGACGCCGCGTTCCGGATCGGCGACAAGCTGGGCGAGGCGTTCGAGTCCGGCGCCATGGAGCGGGCGATCGAGGACGCGATCGACCTGATCGGCGACCTCTTCGACGTCGTCGGCAACGTCGGCTCCATCTTCGGCAGCATCTTCGAGGCCGCAGACGTTTCCGGCGGGGGCCTGATCGGCACCCTCAAGACGATCACCGAGGCGCTGGACGAGGCGTTCGCGTCCGAGCCGGTGCAGGCGGGGCTCTCGGCGCTGTTCGAGACCGTGGCGAAGCTGGCATCGACAGCGGCGCCGCTCCTCGGCCAGGCGCTGGGGGTGCTGGGCCCGGTCCTAGAGGCGCTAGGCCCCCCCGCCCAGCGGCTGATCGAGGCGCTCGGCGAGGCCCTCGCCCCGGTCATCGAGGCCCTGGAACCGGTCCTGGTGACGGCCGCCGAGGCGGTCGGCGCACTCGTCGACGCCGCGCTGCCGCTGCTGCCGGTCGTCGGGGAACTCGCGGCGGCACTGCTGCCCGCGCTGACCCCGCTGCTGGAGGCCTGCGTCACCGTCTTTGAGGCCCTGGCTCCGGTGATCGAGGAGACCGCCGGGATCCTCATGGACACCCTGGCGCCGATCCTGGAGAACCTGCCGGGGATCATCGAGCCGCTCGCGGAGATCCTCGCCACGACGCTCGTCGCGGGCATCACGATCCTCGGCGAGCTGATCGAGGAACTCGGGCCCACGCTGGTAACCCTGGGCGAGGCGTTCGGCGAACTCCTGGTGGCCGTCGCACCGCTGCTGGAGATGATTGCCCAGCTCGTCGCCGAGGGCCTGGCGGCGATGATGCCCGTCATCGAGGAACTGATCCCGGTCATCGCGGCACTCGCCGTGATGCTGGGCGGCTTCCTCGCCGACGTCATCTCCGGCGTCATGGTGCCGGTCCTTCAAGCCGTGATCGCGCTGCTCCAGGGCGATTTCTCGGGGGCCTGGGAGTACGCGAAGCAAGCCGTCATCAACGCCGGGCTGGCCGTCATCTCGGCCGTCACCGGCATGGCGTCGGGGGTCTTCGACGGTGTCCGGCGGGCGATCAGCCACCTGGCCAGCATGCCGGGTCAGGCCGTGGGCGTCCTCGGCAACCTCGGCGGGCTCCTGATGTCCGCTGGATCGTCGCTGATCCAGGGGTTCATCGACGGCATCATGAGCCGTCTCGCGGATGTGGCGTCCGCCGCCTCGTCGGTGGTCAGCGCGGCGCGGGACTACTTCCCCTTCAGCCCCGCCAAGAAGGGCCCGTTCTCGGGCAGGGGCTACAGCGTCTACTCCGGCCGGGCCCTGGTGACCGACTTCGCCAGGGGCATGGAGGCCGCGATGCCGAGCGTCCGCTCTGCCCTCGACGGGATGCCGGGCCTCGGTCCGGTCCTGGGCGGCCTGGGGATCGGCGGGGGTCTGGCGCTGCCGGGCGAGCTGTCCATGGCGGGCCTGGGGAGTCTCGGTACGCCAGGCGCCCAGGCCGTGGACGTCAACGTGCGCCTGCGTGTCGATGGCAGCGACGAGACCCTCCTACGGATGGTGCGCGGCTGGGTGGACATTGAGGGCGGCGGCGACGTGCAGACCGCACTCGGAAAGGCGGTGTGACCGTGGCCTACCCGTGGGTGCTGGTGGAGCTGCTGCTGGGCGGCGTGTGGGTGGACATCACGAACGACGTCTACGTGCGCGGCCGGATCACCATCACGCGCGGCCGGAAGGACCGCGCATCCCGGCCGTCGCCGTCCCGGTGCCGGTTCTACCTGAAGAACAATGCGCAGGTGCGGGCCCGGTACTCGCCGGTCAACCCGACGGGCGAGTACTACGGGCTGCTGCTGCCGAACACGGTCTGCCGGGTGAGCGTGAATCCGAACGGCACGCAGCTGTACCGCTTCTGCGGGGTGATCCCGGACTTCGTGCTGGAGCGGCACTCCACCGACAACGACCGCTGGGTCTCGGTCGACGCGTTCGGGCTGGTGTACGCCCTCCAGGGCGGCAACCCGCCCGCCTACGACGCCATGCGGCGCTTCATGGCACTCCAGACCCCGCGCGCGTACTGGCCGCTGACCGACGGCGAGGAGGCCGGACATGCACTGGAGGTCGCCACCGGCGCTCAGCCGGTGCGTGCGGTCGGCGAGTCCGGCTCGTTCTACCAGGGCCAGCCGAACTGGGGCTCCGGCAAGCTCGCGCCGTGGCTGGAGCCGGTGGTGGGCCTGCCGAACGGCAAGGTCGGCATGCTCACCGCCCCCATCAGCATGGCCGCCGACGAGGGCGGCTGGTCCTTCGACCACGTCCGTAGCGGCCCCGGGAACGCCGACTACTGGGACTACCGCGACATTGGCGCCGGGAACAACGACGACCAACGCGTCACCATGCTCACGGGCGTCGACCCCGCCTTCAACTCCTTCTCCGTCAGCATCCGCATCGAACGGGAGACCGGCGGCCTCGCGGACACCCTCGTCGCCGACGTCACCGCGCCACAGCTGTTCAACAACGACGCCCCCCACCACATCCGCCTCTCCGTGGCCACCGCAGGCGGCGGCGCGAACACGCTGGTGCAGCTGCACATCGACGGCGTCCCCCAGCTCGGCGCGACGACGGTCCTGAACGTCGCCTACCGGCCCCTGAACAGCGTCACGTTCGGCTGGGACCAGTCCGACGCCCCCTCCGGCAGCAACTTCACCACCGGGCATTGGGCGTACTGGGGCGCCAACCCGCCGGACGCCCTCGACTGCTACAAGGCCCTCCTCGGCCACACCGGGGAACGTGCCGGCCGCCGCGTCGAGCGGCTGTGTGACGAGAGCGGGATCCCGCTGCGGGTGATCGGTGACCTGGACGGCACTCCGCTGATGGGCCCGCAGCGCGCCGACAACCTGATGAGTCTGCTGGAGGCGGCGATCGCGGTGGACGGCGGCACGCTGACGGACGCGACGGACGAGCTGGCGCTGGAGTACCGGACGAACCGCTCGAAGTACAGCCAGGGGGTCTCGTGAGCGTGACGCACGTGTGGGTCGGGGCGACTACGCACACCAGCGCCTGGGTGCGCGGGAAGGTCACCGGGACGTCGACCCGGCTGGCTGTGTCGCTCGCCTCATCGCTGTCGGCGCCGGCGTACTTCGGCCCGGTCGTGCCCACGGCCGACGGCATCGCCTCGTTGCAGGCGACGGGGCTTCAGCCGGGGGTGCGGTACTACTACGCCCTGGAGGATGACGGCGTCCTCGACACAACGTTCTCGGGGACGTTCCGCACGCATCCGGTCGCGGCCGGAGAGCGCGCGAGCTTCACCTTCGGAGCGGCCGGGGACGCGGGACTGACCGGCGCGCCGGACGACTCGTACATCACCTCGGCGGTCTCCAACAACCCGGTGTTCGACACGATGCGCGCGCAGTCGGCCGCGCAGGACTGGCTGTTCTTCAGCCATCTCGGGGACCTGCACTACCGGAACATCGCCGTCGCGACCGCCGCGACCTACCGCACCGCGTACGACGACAACCTGACGTTCAACGGCACCCTCGGCGCGAACGCCCGGCAGGGCCGGTTCTTCCGCGACACTGCGATGACCTACGTCTGGGATGATCACGACTACGGCCCAAACAACTCGGACAGGACCGCCACCGGCAACGCGACCGCGAACTCCGTGTACCGGGAGAGGGTGCCCCACTACACGCTGCCGTCGGCGTCCACCATCAACCAGAGCTGGCAGGTGGGAAGGATCCTCTTCGTCGCCTCCGACGTCCGCTCCGCGCGCGACCCGAACAGCGACCCGCAGTCGCCGACGAAGACCATGCTGGGCTCGGCTCAGAAGACGTGGATGGAGAACCTCCTCGCGGCCAACGCGGGCGGCGCCGAGGCCCTCGTGTGGATCACCCCATCGCGGTGGCTCGCCGACGGCACCGGCACCGACACCTGGAACTCGTTCCTCCACGAACGCGACCAGCTCATCGAGATGTTCGGCGACACAGGCTGGCTCGACCGCATGATCCAGCTCACCGCCGACCAGCACAACCTGTCCCTCTGCTCCGGCCCCGGCAACCCCTGGGGCGGATTCCCGGTCTACATGTTCGCCAGCATGGACAGCGACTACAGCACCCTGGACCCGCTGTACGACCTCGGCGCCGTCGCCGGCCGCCAGCAGTACGGCACCGTGCAGGTCCGAGACCGCGGGCACACCATCGAGTTCGAAGGCACCGGATGGATCAACGGCGTCCCGTGGCGGTCCCACACGGCGTACGCACACATCGGCAACCCGATCCTCGCCCTGGACTACGCGACCCACCTGAAGGCGCCGTTCCGGCCGAGCGTGGGCGTCGACGGCACCGTCAACGACGTCACCGCGGCACGGCAGGACGGCGGAGAGGCCCGCGTGTTCGAGGCCGACGGCCCGCGCGGCACGAACACGGTCGGCAGCTACCCGGACTCCGTCACCGTCCAGGTTGCCTCAGACGACCAGCTCGCCGACCAGGCCAGCTGGAGAGTCCACCTCGGCACCAGCCCCGACGCCCGGATCCCCGAGGTCCACGTCGACCTCGCCAAGGCCGGGAACACCGGAGCGGTCGCGGACGCGGTGGCCGGCGCCTCCCTCGGCAACAAGCTGAACATCACCCACCCGCCGGAGGATCTCCCGCCGGACGACGTGGAGCTGATCGTCGAGGGGTACAGCGAGCGGATCGGCGAGCACGAATGGGCGTGGCAGGCCAACACGACGCCCGGCCGGCCGTGGGACGTGCTGGAGATCGCGCAGGACCGCGGGGCTGGGGACGTCGTCGAGGACTTCGAGGACGCGACCCTCAACGTCGTCGTCACGAACGGCGGGTCGCTGCCGTGGCTGCGGACGAACGCCCAGTTCCATGCTGGGGCGTGGTCGTTCCGCTCGGGGGCGATCAGCAACAACCAGACGTCCGACGCAGTCGTGACCGTGCCTGCGGGGGCGTCCACGCTGACGTTCTGGTATCGGACCTCCTCGGAGTCGGCTGGCGCCGGATTCGAGGGTGACCGGCTGCTCGTGCTGGTCGACGGCGTGCAGGTGCTGCGGGCTCAGGGCGCGACCGGGTGGACGCAGTTCACGGTGAGCGTGGCGTCGACCAGCGCGGTGACGTTCCGATACATCAAGGACAACAGCGCGGCGTCCGGCGAGGACGCGGTGTACATCGACGACATGGCGTTCACTGTGCCGCTGTCCTACCTGGCCGGTCCGGACCGGCCGAACCGGTGGGACACCTCCCGCAGTCTGCTGGTGAACGCGGTCACGGCCGCAGCGACCCAGTTCGTCGTGCACACGCCGCCGGACGGAATTCGGGACCGGGCGCCGTGGATCCAGTCCAGTGGGATCACTGCCCTGTTCCCCGGTCACTTCCCCGTCGACCTGGCGCTCGGCGGGGAGGTCGTCCGCTGCACCGCGTGCACGCCGTCCTCCCTGGACCAGTTCGGCCGTTCGGCGTCGTCCGGGTGGGGCTCGGCGACCGTGGGCGGTGCCTGGTCGACGTCGGGCGGCTCGGCGTCGGACTACGACGTGAACGGCTCGGTCGGCCGGCACTCGCACGGCACGAGGAATGTTTTCCGGATCACGTCGCTGAACTCGCTGTCGCTGGCCGACGTGGAGGTGAGGGCGAGCATCACCCTGCCGGTGGTGCCGACGGGCGACACGATGTCGGCGTTCCTCCTGGCCAGGGGCGATATTGCGGCCGGGTCGTACTACTTCGCTCGGCTGCTCGTGAGCACGGCGAGCACGGTGCAGCTCAGCATCCGCAAGCGCCTGCCCGCTGAGACGCTTCTCGCGACCGCGCCGCACACCCTGCCGTTCACTGCGGGGGCGACGTACAAGGTGCGGCTCCAGATCGAGGGGACGACGGTCCGGGCGAAGGCGTGGCCGGTGGCTGGGATCGAGCCGGAGGATTGGGAGGTGTCGGTTACCGATACGAGCCTGGCGAGCGGGGTGGTGGGCTGCGGTTCGTTCATCACGACCGGCAACACGAACGTCCTGCCGGTCGTCTTCAGCTTCGACGAGTTCGAGGTTTTTCCGCAGGTGATGACTGTGCGGAGGGCCATCAACGGCGTGGAGAAGCCGCACGCGGCCGGGGCTCCGGTCTCGCTGGCTCAACCGGCCCCGCTGGGCCTGTAGGAGGGAGGGTTCGTGCCGAATCCGTACGTGTACGCGGGGCAGATCGCGACGGCTGATCAGTGGAATGCGGGCGTCCCGCGCATGGTGACGCAGGAGAACGACCAGACGGTCAACTCCGGCAGCACGGGGACGACGCTGGTCAACAGCGAGGTCACCGCGCAGTTGGAGCCGAACGCGCTGTACAAGTACGAGCTGTTCCTCTCGTACTCGGCTGATGGGGCGGCCGATTTCAAGTGGGCGTGGTCGCTCAGTGGGATGCTGATCTGTTCGTTCTCGCTGGCCAACGCGGCGTCGCTGTCGACGGCGTCGGTGAACGATGGCGGGTCGGTGATCATGCGGCGTGCTGCTGCGACGACGAACCGGATCGCGGGCGGCTCGGGGGCGGCGAACTTCCACTCGGCGTACGACTTCGGGACGCTTCAGACGGATGCGGCGCCGGGGCCGATCACGCTCCAGTTCGCGCAGAACACGAGCAGCGCGAACGACACGATCCTGCGGGGCGGGAACCAGACGCGGTTCCTTTACCAGAGGATCCGCTGACCTTTCCCCACCACCGTGCCCCGTGCCGTCTGGCCGGGGCTTTTCCATGCCCTGGAGGCACCCATGAAGCCGTCCATCGGACGCATCGTCCACTACACGCTCAGCGGGCAGGACGCCGAAGCCATCAACCGGCGCCGCCGCGACTCCCAGGCGTTCCGCAGCAACTTCTCCGGCCCCTCAGGCCCGGGAGACGCTGGCGCGGACGGTCACGTCGCCCACGTCGGCAACCACGCCCAGGAGGGCGACGTCTACCCGGCGATGATCGTCCGCATCTTCGGCGAGACTCCCGAGTCGGCGGTCAACCTCCAGGTGTCCCTGGACGGCAACGACGTCTTCTGGGCGACCTCGCGGACGCTCGGCGAAGGCCCGTCCTACTGGGCATGGCCGGAGCGTGTGTGATGCCCGAACTCTGGATGCCCGGCGCCCAGCGCCTCGACATCGGCGACCACGCGCCCACCGACGGCGGCCCGCCCAAGGCCATAGGCCACATCACCTGGGACGTCAACGCCACCGCGAAGGCCCCGAAGGACCTCGTGCCGTACGAGCGGCTGCGGAGCTACTTCTCCGGCGGCGGGAAGTCGGCGGCCCCGCACGTGCTGTGGGACCCGTTCACCGGCCGCATCGTCCAGTTCCTGCCCGCGAACTCGCGCTCCAAGAGCCTCGCCGACGAGGCTGGCGGCACCCGTACGAACCGGGCCGGGAAGGTCGTCCTCCAGGTGGAGGCGCTGTTCTTCCCGCACTGCCGGGTCGACGGGAAGGCGTACGCGAGGCTCACGGACACCCCGTGCGAGGGCTGGGCGGAGCTGAACGCGTGGGTGCGCTCGTGGGGCGTGCCGGACACCTGGCCGATGGGCAGGCCGGTCGATTTCACGTCGCGGCGCAGCGAGTCCGTGTGGCGGGAGCAGGCGGGCTGGTACGCGCACGCGCACGTCCCGGAGAACGACCACCAAGACCCGGGCTCGTGGCCTGCGTTCGTGGGGGCGCCGCCTTCCGAGCCGGGCACCGGGCGGCCGGTGGTCGACCTGTCCGAGCTGCTGAAGGCCGCGAAGACGGACCCGCCGAAGAAGGGCACCCCCGTCTCGTACCCGGACGTGCGGGTCGTCGAGGACGCCCTCGTGAAGGAAGGCCTCCTCGCGAAGAGCCTCGCCGACGGGCACTTCGGCACCGCCACCCAGGCCGCCTACGGCCTGTGGCAGATGCGCTGCGGCTGGTCCGGCAAGGCCGCCGACGGCCTCCCCGGCGTCGCATCGCTCACCAAGCTCGGCAAGCGCCGCGGCTTCGACGTCAAGGAGTAGCCCATGGCCAGCAAGTTCGTACTCGACCTCGCCGAGCGCGCGGGCTGGACCGGCGCCGAGGCCGCCCTCGGCCTGGTCGTCGTCGACCTCGCCAATGTGCCGGTCTGGTGGGCCGCTCCGGTCGCGCTGGTGGCCGCGTCGGCGAAGTCGTGGGTGGCGAAGCACCTCGGCCGAAAGGGCACCGCCTCCACGCTGCCAGCCGAGAGGGACCCGGCGTCGGGGGCTATAGCGTGACGGCCCCCCAGGACCCTGGCGTCTACATCAGCTCGGCACAGATGTACCAGGAGATGAGATCACTGCACGACGTCGTCACCCGGGTCGACTCCAAACTCGACGCGCTCGCTGGCCAGGCCGTACAGATCAACGACCACGAGAACAGGCTCAGGTCGCTGGAGGCCATGCCCAAGACGACCGACATCGAGCCGCGGGTAGCGACCTTGGAGCGGAGCCGCTGGCCGTTGCCGTCCGTCGCGGCTGCCACGGCGCTGGGCGCGTTGGGTGTGGCTCTGTGGCAGGCCGTCGGCCGATGAGACCCCGGTGGTGCGGGATTGCCCCCTGTCTGGCCTACGGGCCGGGCGGGGGGCCTTTCGTCATGCCTGCGGCAGCTCAGTGACGAACGTCCCCACCCCCGGCTGCATCTGCGCCAGCCCCGCCGCCCGCAGCTCCGTCAACACCCTGCGCGCCGTCATCTGCGCCACCCCGAACTCGCCCTGCAACGCCAACACGCCCGGCAACTGCGACCCTGGCGGATACGTCCCATCGGCGATCCGCTCCTCGATGACCGCGTACATCTGCCGCCATCGCGGTACGTCCGGCTCCCACTCCATGATCGTGACGCTAGGTTCGATAGCCTCACTCAGCGAGACGAGAGAGCTTGGTTCGCCTAGCGGGCCTAGCTACCTAGGTCTACGCTGCACAGAGAACACCCCCGCACCGTGCGACCGGCCGGGGGTATGGACGACTGATGTGGAGTCGACATGGCGAACACTACGCGCCCGGCCGCCACCACCGACAGGCCTCCCGCGCGGCGGTACTGCTCGTGGCACCAGGGCTACGACCGCACCGTCCGCCTCGTACAAATCACCGCCGACCAGGGCTCCGGCACCGGCACCCCCGACCTGTACGCCTGCGCCCCCTGCCGCACCGCCTACGACCTCACCCCCATCCAGGGCCACGCGTGACCGCCCGGACGCTGCCCACCGTCTGGCAGCTGACCCCCGGCCAGCGCGACGCCACCCGCTGCGTCTGGTGCAGCACCCCCCTCGACCACAACGCGGTTCACGCCGGGATAGCCGTCGGCTACTGGGGCGCCCACAACCGATCCGTCGGCGTCTACGCCTGCCCCACCTGCCACGGAGGAGCGAAGTGAAGCCGAAGCAGCCGAAGGTCATCCCCGCCAAGGACATCCCGCCCGCACCCCGAGGCATCGCCGGTTACTGCTGGGCCGAGCACCCTAAGACGCTCGTCCACTGCACCGAGCCCATCGGCCATGAGGCGTGGAACCCCGAGCACTACCACCCGTACACCAAGACCACCTGGCGCTAGTCCGGTCTCCCTGGTGCCGGTCCTCGGATATCGCCGGCGCCCGGGGTGGCCGCCCCGCTATCAGTGCCGTAAGGGGCGGCCTGGGTGGGCCCGCCGCACTCGTCCCCCGTCGCGGCGGCGGGCCCATCCACCACGAAGCTCAGGTTCGCGCCGAGAACGCGTTCAATCCGCAGCAGCGTCGACAGACGGGCGTCCCGCTGTCCCCGCTCCAGCTCGGAGTACTGAGAGCGGTCCATGCCAGCCCGGAGTGCCAGTTGCTCCTGAGTGAGGCCAACGTGGTGCCGGGCATCGCGGAGCCGATTCCCGAAGGCCTGTCGCCGCTCGTCGAGCTGGCTGCGGTCGGGGGGCGGGGCAGGCATGGGCATCTTGCCCAACTTGGCCGCTTCTGATCATGGAGTCTGTAGGCGAATTCGCCCTCAAATTTCAGGCGAGGACGGCAGAATCACCAGGCACCCGCTTGCCCTTGTCGGCGTGGGGCGGGCGGTCCGAACGGGCGCACGGTACGGGCCCTCGCGCGAGGTACTCATCCGTCCAGATGGCGGAGCCGTGCGTCTTGCCGCCCCGGGCCCCTACAGTGGGCTCGGGGCGGCGCTCGTTTGCTGGGCGCCGAGTCTCCGCCAATCTCCCCACGAACATTGACCAAGCGCCTCACCTAAGTTTGGTTATCGGCTACCTGCAAAAACACCAGGTGAGCACAGCGCTTAACCCCGAACATCTTCTAAGCGCTTGGCCGCAGGTTCGAGTCCTGCCGGGGGCGCCCATTTTTTGCAGGTCAGAGCCACTTTCCAGCCCTTCACGAGATCACCTACGGGGGGCTTTCCCATTGCCCTGAGCGGCTCTTTGACCCTATTTGCACCCTCACATCAGACTCCCCGTCCCGCATACGTCCCCCGCTTCGGGAGTCGTCGCCCCATGGTCCGCCCTCATCTGCGAGCAGGTCGTGACTGATCAGAGCCATTCTGACGGTCCATCGGAAAGATGCGGAGCAGGCACCGAAGTGGCGCCCACCCCGTCCCCTGAGCGCTCTGGCGAGGTACCCGCCTCCTGGCTTGATCTCTTGCTCGCCAGGCCACAGCGGAGGGGCGCGGCCAGTGCATTCGGCCCACTCCAGGTGCAACGTCCGCAACGAGAGCGGTTGTTGAGGAACGCAAGAGGGAACCATGACCAGAGCATGGACGGTCTGTGGGGGCCGGTTCGGGGAGCGCGAAGAACAAGCGCTGGACGAAGGCCTGGTGATCGCCGGTGTCGGGGACCCGCTCTCACACTCTTGTCCCGATGAGGCGTTCGGCACCGTGGACCGCTGGAAGCACCAACTGCGGCTGTCCATCACGATGGAGATCGGAGACCTCGTCATGGTGCCTCATCCAGGCCCTCGCCGACGCCGGAGGCGACTTCCGCTACGACGCCGGCCTGCTCAACGGCCTGCACTTCATGCTTCAGGGCCACCACCTCGACAAACGCCCCGGCCGCTGGCGCGACGGGCCCGTCTACGTCACCAGCCCCGACGACCCTCTGGTCCCGGCCTATACCGCTCCGGACCAGACGGACGTCCCCGCGTTGATGTCGGAGTTCATCGACTGGCTCAATGAGGGCGACCTCGACGCCCCGGTCCACGTGCGCGCGTCGATGGCCCACCTCAACCTCGTCAAGATCCACCCGTGGAAGGACGGGAACGGGCGCATGTCCCGAGCGCTCTCCACCCTTGTGTTCTCCCGCGAGGCCCTGATGCCGCCCGAGTTCTCGTCCATCGAGGAGTGGCTCGGACGGGGCCAGAACACTTACGCCTACTACCAGGTCCTGGAGGACGTAGGCGGTCCGCTCTGGAGTCCGGAGCGGGATACACGCCCCTGGATCCGGTTCTGCCTCACCGCCCACCACCGCCAGGCGCAGCAGGCCCAGCGGCGCTTCGACGTGATGTCCCGCACCTGGACCCGCCTGGTCGAAGCCGTCGAACCAACGGGCCTGGACGAGCGCGTCGTCCACGCCCTGCTGCCCGCCTTCTCGGACGCGAAGGTCCGCCGCACGGTCTACCAGCAGGACGCCGACCTCAGCGACCAGCAGGCCATCCGCGACATCCGAGAGCTCGTCGCCCGCGGCTGGCTCGCCCCTCACGGCAAGGGCCGCGCCCGCTACTACGCACCCGGTCCGCCCATGGATCCAGTCCGCGAAGAGGTCCGCCAGTCCATGGAGCCGTATGCAGACCCGTACAGACGGAAACGGTGACCCGCCCCCCTCGCACACCTGCCCGTAATAGCGAACCTGCCGGTCAGCGGCGGTTCCGCCCTCGTTGTCAGTGACGCCTTCTACCGTGCCGAGGAGCTGAAGCGGCGGCGTCTGGAGCGGACGCGCAGACCCGGAGCCCACGGCAAGCGTTCAATTTCGCCGGTCATCCCGCTTATGTCCTGATCACACTTGATAGTGAACCTATCAAAATCCAGCAACTGGCAGCGGGAGAGCCAAGTTGTCCCAGGTGCTCATCAAGAGATCACCAGAAGGGGACCATTTTGGCCACGCAGTACTTCGCGCGCCTCCTCACGGTCCTGGCCACCGCCGGCGCACTCGTCCTCACCACTCCGACCGGAGCGCACGCCACCGCGATCGGCTCAACTCCCGTGCGCACCTTCGAATACAGCCTGGGTGGCGTAACCATGAAGGTCCCGACCGGGTGCATGTTCACACACATCATCCGGGGCGGCGGGAGGAAGATCACCTACCAGAACGCAGGTGTGGACTGCGCCTTCGTGGCCGCGCTGAGCAGCGGCTGAGGAACAACTCTCCCCAGACCCTGCCTCGTTATGGGAAGGCGTGCGCCCACCTCCACGTCAATGGAGTCAGGCGCGTGAGCCAGTGCCACCACATCACGAAGTGAGTCACCCATGATCGAGCAGCAGAACGGCGAGAACTCCGAGCGGGTTCCCGAATCCCGGCGCCGTCGGATCGAGATCGCCGCGTTCCTCGCGGGAGTGACTGTCACGCTCGCCTTCTTCGCTTTCCTTCCGGGACTTCCCCATGTCATCGACTGGGGAGCCATCCTCCTGTCCCTGCTCATGGGTGGGCTCGCCCGGTGGGGGTGCCGGACCTGGCTGACAAGGGCAGCCCGGAAGCAGACCAGGAGCAGGTGA